TCAGGGCTCGTCATCGCCGCCAGGCGGGCCGGATGAAATGGAGCTGTGTGCCCCGCCGCTCGACCTCGGCGCTTCGTCCCGGCTGCTGTAGCTGTCGAACCGCGTGTAGTTGGAATGAAAATGCAGCTTGATGGTCCCCGTCGGCCCGTTGCGCTGCTTCCCGATGATGACCTCCGCCTGGCCGCGCAGCTCGTCCCGTTCGATCTCATCCTTCGCATACATCTCGGGCCGATAGAGGAAGAGGACGACGTCGGCATCCTGCTCGATCGCCCCCGACTCCCGCAAGTCGGAGAGCTGAGGACGCCGCCCCTCGCCGCCGCGCTGCTCCGGTGCGCGCGAAAGCTGGGAGAGCGCCATCACCGGTATCCGGAGCTCTTTCGCCAGCGCCTTGAGCGATCTCGAGATGGCGCTCACTTCCTGAACCCGGTTCTCGCTGTATTCGGGCTCACGCATGAGCTGGAGATAGTCGACGATGATCATTTCGACATTCTGCTCGGCGCAGATCCTTCGCGCCTTTGATCGCAGCTCCAGAGGCGTGAGCGCGGCGCTGTCGTCGATCCAGATCGGCGCCGAGTTGAGCATGCCGGCCGCGCCGGCGATCAGCTTGTAGTCGCCCGGACTCAGGGTGCCAGTTCGCAAGCGGTGCGCGTCGACGCGAGCCTCCCCGGTCAGCATTCGCTGCACCAGGGCTTCCTTGGACATTTCCAGCGAGAAGACCGCGACCGCTTTTCCCTGGTCGATCGCCGCGTGCTGGGCAATGTTCAGGCAGAAGGCGGTCTTTCCCATCGAGGGCCGCGCCGCGACGATGACCAGCTCCGACGGCTGGAATCCCGCGGTCCGCTCGTCCAGATCCTTGAATCCCGATGGGACTCCGGTGACCGTCTGCCCCGAGCCGTGCAGCCGCTCGATCGTCTCGACGGCGTCGAAGACCAGCTTCTTGATGCGGACGAAGCCTTCCGCGGTGCGATGCTCGGCGACCTCGAAGATCTTCCGCTCGGCGGCGTCGAGGACCTCGGCGGCGAGCCGCTTTCCCTCGAAGGCTTCCTGGACGATCTGGGTGCCGACTTCGATCAGCCGGCGCAGCAGCGCCTTGTCGCGGACGATCCGCGCGTGGTAGTCGAAGTTGGCAGCGGTGGGGACGACGTCGAGCAGGTAACTGAGGTAATCGACGCCGCCGACGCCCTCCAGCTCGTTCTTGCGCTCCAGCTCGGTCTTGAGGGTGACCGGATCGATCGCCTCGCCGCGGCGGGCGATCGCGATCATCACCCGGAAAAGGCGGCGGTGGCCTTCCCGGTAGAACATCCAGTCATCGAGCGTCTCCGCCGCGCGCAACGCCGCGTCGGCATCGATGACCATGGCGCCCAGCACCGCCTGCTCCGCCTCGACGGCATACGGGACCTTGCGACCGCCGAAGGAGTCTCCGCTCACGCCGAGGCCCGCTGGAAGGCCCCGACCGACTTGGCCTCGACGAGCCGATGCTCGGCGGCGGATCCGAGGAACTGCCACTCGCCGATCGCCGCTTCGATGCCCTTGGCGATGCGCTCGTCACGGTCGCAGTCGCAGGCATACGGGAAGCATTGCTCATCCGCGCCACCCGTAGGACACCAATCTTCGTGGGGTACGGCTTTCACGGCCTCGAGGAAGGTCATCGGAGCGGCGCGCGCCAGACGCCGTCGGCGCCCTGCTCGTAGTCGATCGCGTTGGGGAAGATCGGGCCCTCGCCGCGGTAGTTGATGATCCCACGCGGCTCGGTGTGAAGTTCCCCGAAGCCGAAGCCATCCGGCGCGCGGCCGTGCTCACGCTGCGCCTGGTCGAGAAACGCCAGCATGGCGTCCTCGAAGTCTCCCTGTGGCTGTCGCGGCATCACAGCTTCTCGCTTTCCGGCGTCATGTATTTCTTCCAGACCGGGTGCATCTCGCCGGCCTTGAACTTCCGGCTCGTCAGGTACTTCTCGATGTGCGCCCGGTCCCGGAAGAGCACCGGGATGTCGTGGCGCTTCAGCTCGACCGGCGCCCATTCGTCCGCAGCGGCCCCGTCGATGGCCCACATAAGTTCGCTGCCGTCGTCCCGGTTGGCCTTCAGCGCCCGGACGATCGGCTGCTCCCGGTGATCATCGTACAGCGCCCTGGTCTGGCCGAACTTCTTGCACCAGTACGAGAAGATCAATTCCGCGGCCATGCGTCGGAACTGCTCCTTCGCCAGCTTGGCGAGGTGCTCGGTGCCGACAGCGGCCAGGTGCAGGTTCACAGCCTCGAGTGAGTTATCACGACGGGCAGGCAGGTTGGGTTTTCTCGCCTCTCCATTCGTTTGACCTTCCTGAACCGACAAGTCTTTGTCTTGCTCTTGACTCAAGACTATAGACTCAGGACTCAAGACTCCCTTCCCGAAAACCTCGCGAGGGCCTCGCGAAAGTGTAGCGAGATACGACTTCGAAGGGTGGTCTATCTTCTGGTGTTTCTTGAAGTTGGACACTCTACCCAATACCCCGTCCGGAGTATCGAAGCACTGAAGCACGCCGATCACACGCAATTCCTCGAGCTCGCCGATCAACTTTTCCTCGGTGATGTCGTTGTCGTGTGGATACAGGTCTCCGAGTAGCGCTCGAGGAGTCGCCCCAAAATAGCCCTCATCATCAGCTTGCGTCCACAAAAGGATGAACGTGTAACGGGCGTTTCGCGAGACCCTCGCGAGCTTCGCGTCACGGGCAGTTTCGGGTTTAACCGAGCGGATCCTCGCCACGTCTCAGGCCCACTCCCCGCGAATCATCTTCCAGCAACAGCCGCAGAAATACTTCCACCTCTTCCAGTCGCTCCACCTGTCAGCCGGGATGCGGGCCATGGCGACGTCCATCGCTTGGAGCACCCTCGCCTGCGGCAGGCGCGCGAGAAACACGCGCACAGACTGCCGACGCTCTTGGCTGAAAACGAACTTGTCCTGCTGCCTGTGAATGGCATTGAACCAGCGGAGACCGAGGTGCTCGATGGCGAGGTCTGTGCACTCGCGCTGTTGCATCAGGAAGTCGTTGAACGCTTGCAGCTGGAGGGCCCGCTCCTTGGCCTCCCGAAGCTGCTCGGTCACCGGCTGATGTATCTCCGAGAGCGGGATGTCGGCCTTGCCACGGTTGCAGTCGAAGCACGATGTCAGCAGGTTGGCCTCGTGGTCGACACCGCCCTTGGAAAATGGCAGGATGTGATCGACCTCAAGGATAGCATCCGGCGGCGTCTGGCCACAGTACTGGCAGGCGAACATGTCACGCTTGAAGACCTCGAAGCGCGTGCGCTTGGAAAGCGATCGTCTCTTGGAGACCACGGGGGCACCCTGAAAAGAAATGCGCCTGTCTGAGGTCTCGGGGACGAAGTCCCACGCCCCCGCGGAAGCGAGGACAGGGCACCCAAGGTCAGACAGGCGCATAAACGTCTGGAATCGACCATCGCCGAGGCTTCGTTCCCCGACGACACGAAAAGTACCGCCTGCCGGCGCCATCACGCAATTACCTCACACAGGACCGGCCCGACGCGCTGCCTGGCAAGCTCGGCGTATGCCGGGTTGAGCTCCACGCCGATGGCCTCGCGCCCGCCGGCCACGGCCACGGCCACCGCCAAGGTGGTACCGCTGCCCGCGAATGGGTCCAGGACACGACAAGGGGCCGTAGGGGCGTCGTGGGCGCAGGTAGCCGCCCACCGCAGCGTCTGGCGCGTGGTCGGTGCCCAGGGCACCGACGAGCCCATGTGCATATTCACCCGGCCGTTCTCCGCGTCGCCGGCCAGCTTCCGCTCGCTGTTGCCGGATCCCCGGCCCTCGACGGCCTCGGCCTCGTCCAGGACGCGCCGCCGCGGCGCCCCGCACTCCGAGCAGCACCCACCCATTGAAGCGCCGGCGTCGATGCAGCGGCGCGCGAGCTCCCAGGGGAAGACGGCAAAATGGGCGCCCTTGAATGGTTGCGCGTTGATCGTCCAGACACTCCGGGCGTTGCGGCCGCCGGGGTGGTATTCCCGGTTGCGCATGACGAACGGCGAGCGGCTGATGCCATCGGCGCGCCCAGCCGCGCGGTCCTTGTAGCCGGGCTTCGAGACGCCACCCTTTTCGCGCCCGTCCCGGTGATAGGAGCCGTGCGAACCTTTACCGCTTGAGGTGTCCCAACCGTCGGGCGTCTTGCCGCCCTCGCGCCTCGAGCTGACCAGCGGCTCTCGAATGGCATCGTTGTCGTAGAAATATCGGGCACTCTTCGCGAGCAGAAAAACGTACTCGTGGGACTTGGTGGGCCGGTCGCGAACACTCTCCGGCATGGGCGAGCCTTTGGCCCACACAATGTCCGCGCGGAGCCACCAACCATCTTGTTGAAGCGCGAGCGCGAGTCGCGCCGGCATCATCAGTAACTGCTTGCCGGCGAGGCCATCCATGTGACGCCGCTCGTCTCGAGCGCTGAGGCTGCCGCGGTTGCTGCGCTGGCGGGTATGTAGCGACGATCCGGGATTGCCGCCCCGGCCGCTGTCGGTGTACGAGTCGCCCATGTTTAACCACAAGGTCCCGTCCTTCCGCAGCACCCGCCTCACCTCGCGGAACAGGTCGACCATGTGCTCGACGTACATCTCGGGCGACGGCTCGAGGCCGAGGCACCCGCGCCAGGCGCCGCAGCGCACGCAGGTCTGGCCGAGCAGATCCTTCTGCCGCTTCTGGGCCTCGACGTTATTGCGCGCCTTCCGGACGGACGTGGAGCCCTGCCCGCCCTGGGGCCCGCCGCGCTCGAGCGGGTCGCTCCATTCGTGGTCGCTGGTGCATAACGGTTGATGCCCGGCGAAGATCGTCGGCGGCAGGTTGTAGTTGCGCAGGCCCCAGTATGGCTATGGAGGTGACGTGACAACACAATGCACACTGTTGTCAGGCAGCCGCTTCATCACGTCGAATACATCGCCGAGATAGAGTTTGGCTATCGTCACCTCTCGTCCCTCCTTCCCACGGCATTGAGGGCTTTCGCCTTGAGAAACAAGGACTCCATCTCGGCCCCGGTTTCGTCGATGTCAAAGACGTCGCCGAGGTAGAGCTTGGCAGCCGTCTTGGAGCTCACGATTCCCTCCGTAGGTGGGGCGGCAGCGCCGCCTGGATGGCGCGGTACGAGGCCTCCATGAGGCCGCGGGCGTCGAAGTCGGGCCCGGTTTTCTCGCCGATCGCCGCGACGAAGCAGACGTAGAGGTTCTTCCCGCCCTCGCCCATGATGCCCTGGAAGCCGTGCATCCCGCGGACCTTGTCGTCCGCAGCGGTCCCCTGCATCCACTCGGCGAAAAGCTCCTTGATCTCGCCTGCGATCTCGGCGACCTCGGGCGCGCAGCCGCGCAGCTTCAGGTCGTTCTCCCAGGACTGGCCCTCGGTGGTCATCCGGTCCTATCCTTGACGATGTGGTCGATCGCGATTTCCGCGGCCGCAGCGAAGCCGATGTCGGTGAACGATGGCACCTCGCCGGCCGAAGCTGGCGCCACACCGCCGATGGCCGCGAGGTACAGCCTGCCGTCGAGGGTGATTGCCACCCAGCGCGCCATCGGCCTGATGCCGGCGTCAGCGTTCAGGACGGCAAACATCTTCTGCGCCTCGGCCATGAACATCCGGTACGCGCGGGCGAGATCCGGGTCTTTCGGTAGTTCGCGGTCGTCGGTCCACTCGAAGATGGGGGCGCTCACCGCCCCTCCAGGAATAGGCTGGAGGTCGCGGCCACCTCGCCCGGTGACGGGTACTCGACGAGACCGAGCGAGCTGAGATGGCTCAGCGGGTTGCGGAAGGCGCTGCCTTCAGCGGAGTAGCGGGCGCCCTCGGCGACCTGGTCGCGGGTCAGCGCGTTGGGGTAGGCGTCGATCAGCACCGCGAGAATCTTCCACTCCGGGCCCGTCAGCACTTTCTCGACCCGGCTGAACACCTCCTGCTGCGTGGCCGGGCCGGGTGACTGCGCGAGATCGCGCCCCGCCCCGGTGAGCCTAACGGCGTCCGGGCGCGGGTACCTTACCAGTCCGGCGCTGCTCAGCGCGCTGAGTGGATTCCGGAAAGCCGAGCCTGTCGGGCTGTACCCGGCGCCTACCGCGACCTGTGTGCGGTTGGGTGACTCGACGTTCAGCGCCTCCCACCACGCGAGGCTGTTGAGGATCTTCCGAGCAGGTCCGCCGAGTCCTGCCACGTCGGGCATGGGAACATCGGGTCGAGGCCGCACGCGATTCCCTTGCTTCTGCTGCTCGAACACCTTCACGAGGGCGTCGGCTTCTCCAGCGAGTCGGCGATCTTTTTTCTGGAGCGGCGACAGGACCGGGGCCTTTGTGCTGTGGATAGCCGATGCGATCTCCGCCGCGTGCCGCTGGAGCGGGATGATCAGCTTGTTGGTGATCTCATCCACAAGGCCAACCATCCGTTCCGCTGCACCGTCGGCGCGCTCTACCAGCTTCTGGGCAAGCGCGAACTGCCCGTCCTTCAGGACCGGCTTCTCGACCACCTTCGCCTCTGCCTTCGGGGCGTCCAGCATCGTCTGGGCGTGAAGCCGCTCGAGCGCCCGCATCTCGCCGCGCAGCTTCCCGATTTCGGCGCGCAGCAGCTTCGGATCCTCGTTCTTCGCCTGTTCAGCGGCGGCGGCGAACCTCTGCGTCACGTCCGCCAGGTCGACCTCCGCCCATCCCTTGAGGTGCTTCGTCTCTTCGACGCTCTGCTCGCGGAACGAGTCGTAGGTCGAGAACATCGGGAACTTCACGCGCTCCGGGCCGAACTTCACCTCCGGGGACCACGCCCAGCCCTCGCCGCGCGCCATCTGCGCCACGGTCGCGAGGACCTCCTTGCCCTCGGAGTCGCCGGCGCCCTTGATCCAGTCCGCCACCGCGTCGCGGTCGGCCTTGTGGATCACCCGCATGGCGATCAGCGTCTCGGCCGACGTCAGGGAGTCGTTGTGCACCTTCTGGGGGCGCTGCGAGGCGAAGAGCAGCCGCAGTCCCTTGCCCAGACCCTCGCTGGCGATCCGGTTCGACCAGTGCAGCATCTTCCCGGCGTCCACGTCCAGCACCTTCCCCTTCGGCGCGAAGTTGTGGAACTCGTCGACGGCGAGCCACCGCTGGCCCCTCGTGTGCCGGAACAGTGCCGAGGCGAAGTCGATCCAGAACCTCGTCCGGTCGCCGGGCATCCAGCCGCCCAGGTCGATCAGGCAGGGCCGGTTGTCGGTCGCGAACAGGTCGGCCACGCCGGCGCCGCTGGTCGCGTTGATCGGCACGTCGGCGTGCTCGCCGCCGAAGATGACCACCGGGAAGCCGGCGCTCTTGCCGTCGGCGCCGAGCTTGATGCCCCACCAGTCGCCCTTGGGGTCGACGATGCAGACCGGCATGTGACGCCGCAGCAGGTCCTCGACCAACAGCCGCATGACCGACGACTTCCCCGAGCGGGTCTTGCCCAGGATGGCGACGTGCTGGCCGAGGACCTCGGCAGGAATCGGCAGCTTCATGTCGCCGCAGTCTCCGCCACCACGTCCGACTGCTTGGCTGGCTCGAGGCCATCCGGCAGCAGCTTCTGTTCGTCCAGCAGCGGCAGGATCCGACCCTCGACGTCTGCGGCGATGTCCTCCGCCTCCGTCGCCCAGTCAGAGCGAGAGCAGCCCAAGCAGGTGCCGCGCAGCGCCTTCAGGTTCTTCACGTACATGGCGATCGCCGTGCGCCCGAGCTCGCGCTGCTTCGCGGTGAGGCCGGCGACGCCCTGCTCGTCAAGCACGCGCGGCATCAACGTGTCGAGCTGCCCGACGTCCGCGCGAATCGCCTGCGCTGCCCTGGTCGAGTGCATCTCCTCCTGCTCCTCGGCCTTCTTGCCCTGCTTCGACGCTAGCACCCGGAACGCCGCCTTCAGGTGGCCGATGTCGTCCTTCGGTATCTCCGGCGCCTCGACCTCAACATCCTCTTCGTCGAACGCCTCTCCCTGCGTCTCGTCGTCCTTCACAGCGCACTCCTGGTGAATGGTTGAATTGCGGTGGCGGGGATCGAACCCGCCTCCTGCCCGGGAGCTACCAGCCGGGCATCCGACGACCCTGTCGGCTCACCGCGAACCTCATCTTTGCCGCCGCGGCGGGTCTTCCCCGGCGCTCCCCGCTGCTTGGCTGGCGTACTACCACGTGGACCAGCCCTGCCACTTACAGCCGGTTCGGCGGCATCAACTACTCGTCCAGGTCGCTCTTCACCTTCTCCAGGTCGAGAATCACTTCGGCTGCCTGCTCCGCCGTGGCGATCGCTTGGTAGGTGTCCAGCTTCAGGACGCGCTTCACGATGGCGTTGAGGTCGGACAGCGTGTCGAGCCCGAGCCGCTTCGCCTCGGCCTTCAGGTGCTTGTGCAGGTCCGACTGCTTCATCCCCTCGAGGCTTTCGAGGACGAGCGTCAGGCGGTCCTTCGGCTCTTCTGCGGCCGGCGGCGGAGTCGGGGTGGAAGCGACGTCTGGGGCCTTTTCACCGTTGCCGGGTTGGGCGGCAGGGGTACCATCTTTGTCCGTCGCTTCCGACCCCGACGGCGCGCCGGAAGCGGGCTTCCTCTTCTTCGCCTCAAGCTGCTCGCGCAGCTTGTCCTGCCGCTCCTTGGTGCGTGCTGCCGTGCGCTCGTTGTCATCCTCGCCGTCGAGGTTGCGGATCAATCCCTCGACTGTCGTATCGCCGTCCCGGATGGCGGTGATCACGCCGCGCAGCGTGATCAACTCGTCGGTGCCGATGTCGTCCAGCCCCTGCACGCCGAGCAGCTTGAACACCTGAGCCTCCACTACGCCGGCCTTGGCGAACCACGCCATCGCGTTCTGGCGCGTCTGGGCCAGCGTGCCGGCCTGCCCCACCGATGCCGCACGCGCCGCCTGATAGATGCGCTGCGTCAGCGCCGCGGGGATGACCTTGAAGACCGAATTGCGGAGCGCGATCGACGTCGCCGCATTGCCGGTCACCACGATCATGTCGTCGTTGAGCCGCTTCCCGTTCCTGTCGGTGATCCGCCGGCGCACCCGCACCCGGACGGCCACGTTCTTCTCGAGGTCGAAGCAGGTGCCCTGGGCGGTAACGTGGGTTGCGTCGTCGCCCACCACGCCGGCGTCGACCCGCAGGTTGCCCCACGAGTAGGCCATGATCTCGGCCAGCCGCGCCGAGGGACCCTCGATCGTCTTGCCCGCGCGCGGCAGGGCGTAGAAGCAGCTTGCCGCCGTCTCCGCATCGAGGGTGGCGAGATCCATCGCCTCCTTCAACGACTTGGTGATGCTGCGCGGGTACTTCTTCGCCGTCGAGACCTGCACGTCGACAGACGCGCGGTCGACGTCGTCCATCCGAACGAGCCCCGATCCGATCACGACCTCTTCCTGAATCTCGTCTTCTGCGCCTTGGGCGCCCTTCCCTGGTCCCGTCATTCTTTCTCCTTGTCGTTGTCATCGCCGCGCAGGTATAGCCGCAGCTCGTCGTAGGGTGCGCCCCGCTTCTCGAACTGCGCGAGGTCGATGGTCACGTCTTCCTTCTCCAGAATCGCCTGGAGTATCTTCGGGCCAGCGAGCGTCGGGTCCATCGTCTTGGCCATGAGCCCGAACAGCTTCTGCCGATCGATGGGCCGGGCGGCGAGCAGCGCCTTCTTGTCGAAGGACGTTTTCTGTCGGGCGCTGAAGTGCAAGGTATCGTTGCCGATGCGCAGCGCGCCGCGGCTCGGGCCCAGGAGCTCGATCATCTGCCCGCGCGCCTGCTTCTGGAGGTCCTCGCCGGTCTTCGCCAGGTCGCGCGCCTCGGCATAGGCATCGATCGCGGCGCGAAGCTCCGGCGTCTCGGCAAGCTCGATCACCTCGGTCTGGGCCTTCACCAGCGCCGACGGCACCCGCCAGCCGGTGTCAGATGGCGGCTTCTCCGTCAGGATGTGATCGTTGTAGAAGGTCTGCGCGGCCTGGAACAGGCTCCGCTGGAGAATGTTGTCGGCCTCGTGGTCGAAGCGGATCAGCACCCAGTATTCGGCGCTGAACACCCCGAAGGCGCCGGTCGGGCTCTCCATCAGTCCCGGCTGCATGTACCACTGAAGCTGGGTGCCGAACCTCTCCGGGAGCCCGTCGCGCTGCGCGGCGATGAAGACAGGGACCATCATCGTCTTCAACTCGAGGGGAGAAAGCTGGCCGGCCGCGCGCCTGATCTCGTCGAGGTAGAAGCCGCGATCGACGTTGCCCACCACGAACGGGTACTTCGGATGCCGCAGCATCTCCTTCACGCGGACCAGTTTCCGTCCGGTGTCCTTCTGATACTTCTTCGCCACGATCGGCTCGAGCATCCGGCCGCGCTCGAGCACCGGCAGGTCCTCGGGCAATTCCTTCGCCTGCCCCATCTTCTCGAGGAACAGGTCCAGCGGGCCCTTCTTGGGATCCGCCCCGACCAGGGCGGCGACGTCTGACCCTCCGATGCCCGAGCGGCGATCGGCGAGGAACTTCTTCCTGCTCGTCATGTGAATTGACTCCTACGTGGGGCTTGGTATCTTGCTCGTCAGGCGAGTCGGGTGCTCCTGTTCCCGATCCCTGCCTGTAGCACCGGCCTGCGCTGCCCACCAGCGCGGGCCGACTTACTTCCTGCCGTTACGCTCCCACTTCATGAGCACCTTGCGCATGTAGTCGGTGATCAGCCGTTCGATGGTGGTGTTGTTGTCGGACGCGAGCCTGCGCAACCGCCACATTTCGTCGCGGGTCATGAGGTGCCGGATCAGGCCCTTCTTTTCCGGTTGGTTCGCCATGGGAGGGACGGTACTACGTTACGTCGAAACGCGCAAGTCCTTACGGTATGTGCGACCGCCCGAGCAGGTAGACGCCGATACCGAGCAGCAGCTTGAAGGCAAGGCTCTGGGTCTGGTGCAGGTTGGTGGCGATCTGGACCCGGGCGCTGTCCACCTGGACGGTTGCCGAGGCGTCCGGCGTGGCGGCGCGCAGGGCCATGCGACCGTCCGCGCTCCGATTCAGCGCCGCGATGATTTCCGTAGGGTCGCGCCGAATAGTCCACGCGACAGTGGCAGGCTTCGGCGGCCGCGGTACGTCGGCCTTGATGCTGGCGTGGAAACCGGCGGTATCGATCGATGCCGCGAGCTGCCGCACGGTGCTATCGGTGGTGGACGTCGTAACCGTACCGGCGCGCACGACCTCGTGTAGCGAATCGAGCTGAACCTTGAGCGCCGTCAAGCTGACGGTCTTCTGGCCATCGTCCTTCAGCGCCTTGCCGAGCTCGCCGCGCAGCTGGATGGCCTGCGTCTGCTGGAATGCCAAGCGCTCGTGGACATTGAGGGACTTCGAGCGGTAGACCAGCCGCGACGTGTCGACCGCCGCCATGTCGTTGAAGTGATCGAGCTTCTCCTGTGCGAGACGATCGCGGAGCAGAGAGATGATCAGGAGCATCGCGGCGAACGCCGCAGCAATGGCGAGGACGATGGGGCGTTTCACGGGTGCCTCGGGGGCCTGGGACCGAAGGAAAGAAGGGCGGCGATACCAACCATGATCCAGCCGAATACCCAGACGGCGTCCATCAGCGTGGGGGAAGGACGTCCTTGAAAGCTCGCTGCATCCAGCCGTTCAGAAAGCGGGCCTGGCTGGGGTCGTGGGCCACGATGTTGGCGTAGTGCCGGGCCCGGTCCTCGGAGAACAGGACGCGCACCTTGAGACGGTGGAACTCGGTGGTGTCGCAGGCGACTGCCGATGTAGTCTGCGGATTCCTGGGGGCCGGGACAGCCGCAATGACGAGGGCAGCCGCCCATGGAACCCAGCTACGCATCGCGCGCTCGCTCGAGCCGGGCCTTGGCGACGGACTCGCCCTCGTTGATCGAGGAGTCGTAGACCTCGTCTGCCAGCTCCTGGTCGGGTTCACTGTCGAGGCCCAGCGGCGTCCAGTACCGCTCCTTCCGGAAGTCTTTCACCAGCTGCTTGAACTCCGGATGCTGTGAGGCAAGCTCGGCGTCAACCTGCTTCCAGACCGCCGCGCCGGCGTCCTTCGTCGTGGTGAGGCCCAACCTGCGGCATACCTCGGATACGGCGTGATCAACGAGTGGCCAGCCGATGAAGTGAGGGTTGGCCTGGCGTGCGATCGCGCAGATTGTTTCCCCGCCGCGGTCCTTCGAGTCGTTGGCGTAGCCGCCCTCGGCCCCGGACGTCTTTGCGTCGGAGATGTTGAAGTCAGCCATCGCCGCGCCGCGCGAACGGGACCAGCTTCCCGGCCAGGTTGCCGATCGTCGAGAACGCTGCTTGGGTGACGGTCTGCGAGAGCGACATACAGCCGGCGACGAAGAGCCCGCCAGCTGCGATCAGGGCGATGACCTTGGCGGACAAGGGGCTCGCGACGGCCATGCTGTCGAGCCACCACTGGGCCTTCACGACCTTGGTGAGGCCGAAGAAGAAGGCGCCCGCCACCGCGACGTGGGCCACGGTGATGACGATGTTGAGCCCAGGGGACCGCATCTGTACCGCCGTCTGGACGTTCTCATCGGCCTTCTTCACCGCGTCGGCGATCTTAGTGAGGGTCGTCGACCGACTGGGCCGTGGCTGCGGCACCGGCGGCGGCGTAGCTGGCCGCTCGAGTCCGGTCAGGTCCTTGGCGTCGCTGTCCGTCATGCTGGGCTCCCCTCGCCGCGGTCGCCGCGGCCCGTGGTGGCGTAGTAGAGCCGGGCGATCCGCTCGCGCGCGATGCGCTCTTCCGTCGCCGTCGACTGCTGCACTGCCATGAACTCCGACACCTTCACCGTGAACTCGCTGATGACCGCGACGAGCCCGTCCAATCGCTCGAGCGCGGCGCCTCCCGGCTGCTCACTTGGCGGGTTGGCGGCTCCCTTGACCAGTTTGAAAGCCAGACCGATCCCGCCACTGGCGGCTCCGATGCCGACGCCGATGCCTTCGATGAGCTGGGGTAGCGAACCCGACTGCCCGCTCTGGGACTGCTGGAGCGCGTGGAGCACCGCCGGCGCGAAGATCACCACCAGCACCCCGGCTGTCGCGGACATGAGCACGTCGCGCAGTCTCATCATAGCGGCCTTCCACCGAGCATCGTTCCTCCTGGACGGTTTCAGGACGACTACGTGGTTAATCGGGGACGCCACAAAGTAGGGGGTTTCATGAAGGCGTCCACTAGGGTTGCTCCGAGTCGCGGTCATCGCCCCACCCTGAGATGTTGTGGATGAACGGGCCGCACCGGACGGGCGACTCCACCGCCGGCGTGGTTGGCTTCCTTCTGCTCGAGGATCGGCTGCCAGAGCGCCTTTTCCTGCGGTGTCCCCACGTTGTAGACGTTCTGGGCTTCCTCGAAGTTCAGCTGCCTGAAGCTGCTTACCCGCGGATCCTCTTCCGTGCCCCGCATCGTGCTCAGGTACTGGAGCCTCGTGATCTGGCCGCTGTTCACCATTGAGTCAAGCGCCATCTGGGCGGTCTGGTCGCCGGCCTTGATCCGGCGTCCAATCTCCCGCCTGGCGTCGCGTAAGGCACCCTGTTCCGGTGTCGGTGTGTCCTGGCCGCGCCGCGAGAGGTAGTCGTGCATCATATTCACTGCGTCGGACCCCTGATGCTCGGCCGGCGCCGACGTGATGCCCAGCATGCTCTGGACGTCCCCGCCGTACTGGAGCCCGATCGGCTTGAACTGCTTGATGGAATGGGCGAATTCCTGCTCCGCCACCTTCCCCGCGTAATGCGGCAACGCCTCGTTCGGCTCGCGCGGGCTATGGATCATTCGGCCGCTGAAGTCGCGGTTGTCGAGCACGTCGAAGATGGCCGTCAGCAGCGGGTGGAGCTTGTTCTTCACCGTCTGCCAGGGGCGGCTCTGGAAGTCGATCACGTCGCGCATGTAGGACGCGAACCAGCGCCGGTGCGGTGTACCGTCCGGGTTGAGCGTGCCGTCCTGGGGGAAGTAGAGGTCCTTCAAGCTCTCAGGCGGCTTCCCTGACGCCAGCATCTGATAGATGGCCCCGGCCATGGCGATCGTCGCCGGCAGGGCAATCGTGTAGGCCAGCGGATGCGTCAGTCGCGGGCGCTTCAGCGGCTCGCGCGCCTCGCCCTCGTCCTGGAAACCATCCTCGTCCGGCGCCGACTTCGGGCCCTTCGGGCGCTCGGAGGTGCGGCCATTGAGTAGGTGCCTTACGTCGGCCATGCCTCCGCCCAATTCTTTTCCGGACCCCACGTTCCAGCCCAGCGAGCGCACCGTGACCATGCCGAGGTCGCGCATCAGCGGGTGCCAGAACAGGTAGTTTACCGACATCTGCCCGAGCCGGTTCTCGACCGAGTTCCAGACCTCGCGCGCGATCATCCTAGCGTCGTCGTCCGTCGCTCCGTCTGGCATTCTCGAGAGTTCGTAGCGCATCAGGTCGGCAAAGACGCCCAGTTTCTGGAGCGGCACCAGGCGCTCCATGATCGGGCGAGCCACCCACTCAATGAGCCCCGGCGCGGACCACGCAGCCGCGCTCAGCGGGTGCTTCTGACGCAGCGCCTCCCAGAACTTGGCCGCAGCGCCGGTCTTATAGAAGCCGTGCTGATCGACGCGGCCGCCGGCCACCACGAGGGCGTGCACCAGCGCCTGCATCTCGGGATCCACGTTGCCGCCCGAGAGGTAAGCGTTCCTGAGCTTCACGCCGCGCAAGAGGTTGGCGACCGGAGCGATCGGCGCCGCCGCCCAGGACGCCAGCGCCTTACCGGGATCTCCGCCCATCATCTGCTCGATGCCAAGCGCCACCTTCGAGACCACCACGTCCATCGTTGTGAACATCGCGTGGAAGGCGGACAGGCCTAGCTGCACTTGGTTGAGCACGTTCCCTATGCCGCGGTACGCCGAGTAGAGCGCGTTCTGCTGGAGCCCGGGCGCGAGGGATCGGTTGATGGTGTCAGCGGCCTCGGGCTCGGCGTAGTAGTGACCGCGCACGACGAGGCCTCCGACGGCCTGGTCATACTGCGCTGTCTCGATCACCAGCGACGGCTTGATGTCGAGCAGCGGCCGCAGGTCAGGGTCCGTCTGGAAAATCTTCGTCAGCGCCGCCTTCACGGTGGGCGCGATCTTCTGCATCAACTCCGGCGCGTACATGAGTGCGTGCACCGCATTGGCGATCTGCTCCGCGCGCCCGCGCACATACTCCTTGTAACCCTGGGTCGCCGTGGCTTCGCTCCCCTGGAACCGTGCGTCGGCCAGGTCGCGCAACTCTGAGCGCATCGTTACCCTGCGCTGCCGCTCCGCATCGCGCGCCGCCTTGATCTTGGCGTTGTCGCGGTTGATGGCGCCGTGCTTGGATTGCCGACCACTCGCCTTGTCGATGACCGCATCCACCAACTTGTCGTGCGCCGTGGCCGGAGGAATCAGCTTCTCCATGAGGTGGTAGCGGACGTCGAGGATGTGCCCCAGTTCGTGCATCTTGACGCCGTGCACGCTGCCACTGCGCGTCGCCATCAGGTTCCCGCCCTCGGCGAATCCCGGCGCGCGACCGCCGATGTTTGGGCCGTGCTCATGCGTGACGCCGTGGCGCGCGATCCAGTCATCCAGCGCCTCGTTGACCATCCCATCGACCGCCTCGGAGACCTTCACGTAGGGCGACCCGAACACCGTGAAGATGTTGTCTTCGATCTTTTTCATGTCCTTGGGGGGCGGCATGAGCGCTGATCGGAAGACGAAGCGGCCAGCCCGCTTCCCTTGCGCCACCAGCTTGTGGGCGAGGATGTAGCGGTCCATCTCGTGGAGTTTGAGCAGGAGTAGATCGGCCGGGTTGGTGCTCACTGGCCAGCGGGATCCGGACTGCCGCGCCTCCTTCAGCATCTTTGCAGCTGTCTTCCCGTCGCCGGCCATGGCGGCCGACCGGAAGGCGTTGATCCGGTCCGCGTCCCCGTCGAAGATGCCATCCAGCGTGGTCGGGATCGACCGGTGCTTCGTGAACGACTTCCCTCCCTCGATCGGCCGCCGGCCTACGACCTTGCCGATCTGGGCCTCGCGCGCTCCGCGCTCCCAGATATGCTCCATGTAGTTCTCGACCAGCACCTCGAGCTTGCCCGTGCCGAGCGACCGAACCTGCGCGATGCGCGCCTGGCGCATCCTGTCGAACAGTTCGGCGGCTGCGGGACGATCGCCGCCGTAGGTGTCCGGGCTCTCAGCTTGGTCGATGAACATGAGCCGCTGCCAGTCGGCCAGCTTCTCGAGCTGCGCACGGACCTGCTTCACCCGCTTCTTCGCGAGTTCGTCCCGACGCGCCAGCCGGCCCTGCATCTCGCGGTACATATCCGCCACCTGCCCAGCCTCGGGCGTCACGGTCGGCAGGGCGAAAGCCTCCTGCACCGCCGAGCCGATCTTCGCCAGCTTGTCCAGCGCAGTCCGGACCTCACCGGTGTGCATCGGGGGCGTGGCGCCCTCCGGGGCTGGCGAGACGTCGACAAGCGCCGGTACGTCCAGCGGCTTGCGCTTCGCGCGTGGCCGCACCGGAGGCGGCGCGGTGCCGCGGCTGACCGCCCTGGCTTCGTTCACCTCGCCGCCCTTGGCTGGGCCCTGCGCCGGCGGGAATCGATCGAGGAGTTTCTTGAGGTGCGTATCGTCGAGCGGGACGTACAAGAAGGTCCCCACCGGCTCATAGCGCGCGTAGCCCTTCAGCACTCCTTGGTGCTTCGAGAGCGTGGCGCCCTTGATCTGGACCTTGTCGTCTCGCCGCGGGTGCAGTATCCACTTCTCTCCGTTGGCGCCCATGATCGGGACGTTCTCGCCCAGGCGCAACGCGGCGATAGCGTCCTCGGCCGTGGCGATCGTCGCGCCGGCGCCGAAGGCGCTCGCCACCCGGGAGCCCTCGGCTGGATTCAGTACCATGCCAGAGATGACCGCTCCGGTCTTGTCGTCGGTGAACTGGCCGTAGCGGCGGCTGCGCGCCTCGCCGTACTCGTGGCCGCGGACGCTCTGAATCGTGATCATGTGGTCGGTCACGTAGCCATTGAGCATCGCGCCCTTGCCGCCGGCTGCGTCGACGGTCTCGTACATCGTCAGCGGCGGCTTCTCTGAGAGCTTGATCGACCGAACGATCTCCCCGTGGGCCCTGGCTGTACGCCTGGCGGCGGAGGCCTCGGCTCGCTCCCCGGTGGTCAACGCCTCGCGGTTCGCCACCCAGAGCCGCATGACCTCTTCGGCTTCCTTCGTCGGCAGCATCATCACTTCGAGCAGGAACTTGCGGATGTCGATGCCGTCAGGACTGTGCTTCGGCACGTACATATCCGGCGCGCCATGGCCACCCTTCCGGAACTCCACGAAGGTCGAGCCGGTGAAGTGCTCCTTGATCGAGCCGGGCAGCTGCTGGTAGGCGAGGCGCGCGGCCTCGAGGGAGATGTCACCGCCCATCTCGAAGCGCTCGAGCGCGTCGGCGGCCGAACTGGACTCTGCGGACCCCGTGCTGCTGGCCCCCAGGGTTGACATGCGCGCCGCGATCGTCGCGGCGAACTTGCGCTCGCCCGCGGCGTTGGACGCCACCAGCTCGATGATGGGCTTCGACTTCTGCCCGGCGCGATCGACCCGGCCCAGTTCCTGCCAGAAGGTGTCGGCGCTCCATTCGTAGTCGGCCACCAGCATGTGACGCTGCTTGCCGTTCACGTCATGGAGGCTGATGCCGACCTTGCCGGCCGGGCTGATGAGCGCCACCGGACGCGCGCCAGACTGGAACTCGGCCATCAGGGCGCCGCGCTTCTTCTGCGCCACGCGGCCGGTGATCGCCGCGACTTTGGAGGCGCCGAACCGGTCCTCGATCGTCCGGACCGGATCCCGCAGCGGCACTAGTTCGCGCGCGCGCTCCAGCAGCTTGGCCTTCTTGACCACCGCCTCCGGGATCTCTCCCAGGTCGATGTATTCCGCGTCCTCGCCGGATCCTTCCTTCTCCACCTCGCGGGTGTTGATCCGGTTGATCGCGGCCTCGAGCCGCTTGTTGACCGGGACCTCGCTGTCAGCGGCAGACATGCCCTCTTCGAGGTCGGCGTCGCCTGCGACCGAGTGGACGCTGATCACCGGCTGGCGCCCGGCCTTCAGCGCGTCCTCGGCGGCATCGAGCACGTCGTCCAGGCGCAGGTCGAACAGCACCTGCTTGAGGTAGGACTGGATCATCGCCCGGTCGAGGCCCATCGTCTTCGTCTGCTTGTTCATCTGGCCGAACTTTCGGCCGGCGCGCACGATGTCGCGGGAAAGTTCTGCGGCCGTGTCGTACCGCTTCCGGTCCTTCACGCTCTTGGTGCTGTCGCCGAGCAGGTCGATCTCCTTGACCCGGAACACGACGCCGCCACGCCACAGGTCCCGCGAGATGAACTTGCCCTTGCCCTTCAGCTCCCGGACGATCTGCTCGGTCTCCGCCGGCGTCACGCGCGTCGTAAATACGTCCGGCCTGGTGCGCATGAACTTCTTCTTCTTGCCCGGCTCGATGTCCTGCCCCTCGGCGCCACCCGCCTTCACGGTGGGCCGCTCACCGACCTCGGCGTCCTCTCCCTGCTGTGCGGCCGCGGCGGCATCGGCCGCCTCCTGCTCTCCCTCGGGCTTCTCAGGTGGCGCGTGACCCGTCTTCCGGTCCACCCAGTCGCTGAAGCCGCCGATCGGCCATTCCTTCAGGCCGTAGAGGTAGGCGTATTCGTCGAGGGTAACGCCAGGCGTCGCCGTCAGGTAGGCAAACTTGCCGCCCTGCTCGAGCATCTGGTTGTGCAGTCCGCGCCACGCCATGCCGCGTCCGGCGAACTGGTTCTTGTAGAGGTGGGCCTCGTCCGCGATCCAGACCTTGGGGTTGATCTCGGCGAGGGCCGCGGCGTAGGCCTCGAGGTTCGTGGCCTGGACGAAGTAGATGGCCGCGCCCTTCGGTTGCGGCAGTGACTCCGTCCCCTTCTTCACGCCCTTGTAGTCGCTGACGCGCACGAAGGTCGCCGGGAACTCCCCATCTTCCTTCCCCGAAGATACCAGCCGGAACTCGCGCATGGCGTCGTCAATGTTCACTTCGTTCTTGGTGGAGTAGATGATCGGCCCGTAGTCGCGGGCGATCGCCTCGAGGGCCAGCGCCGCTGCCTCGCGCGTCTTCCCGAGGCCCACGTTGTCGGCGACGAGGATGCCGTGGTCGTTCTCCCAGGCGGTCAGGCCGTGGAGAACGGCGTCGGCCTGTTCGTCTGAGATGCCGCCTTGGTTACCGGGACGGCCCCATGCAGCTTCGACGAGTGGGGATTTGAACCCGGCGTCGATCGGCGGGGACGGCATCCCGCCGAGCGAGCGGGTCTCGACTACGAGTCGCGGGTGGGGACGCCGACGCTCGGCAGTTCCGAGTGGGTAAGCACTAAACACCGGGCTATCGTTTGCCGCCTCGAGCTCAGATCGGCGTTCCTCAGAGTCTCCTGTTCGGGGCTCAACTCTCCCCCGAGCCACTCCAGGAACCACTGCTTTCTTTCCTCCGGGCTGAGCGGCTTGGGATCCTTCTGGGGCCACCACGTCGGCACCCCGTCCGGTCCCAGTTGCAGCGCCGCCTCCGGATCCTGATGCGGGTCGCTCGGATCCACCGCTGGCCCCGCCTCGCTGGGCTGGAGCGGATGCTTCACGATTTCCAGCAGCCACTCCTCCAGCAGCTGGGGGCTCAACGGCTTGGGCGGTACCACCAGTCTCCTCCTCCACCAAGGCGGCGCGCGGCTTCTCTTTCGGCGGCGCGGTCTCGGTGCGCTTGACGGGGGCCACGTTCTCGGCTGGCTCATGTCCACCGGTCCGGCGCAGGTCGCCGGAGCCGCCGAGTCGCGCCACCGCGTCCATCCACTGCTCCCACGACGGCTTGGTGACCATGGCGATGTCGCCGCCCGTCGCATCGGTCGGTGGCTCCTTGTCGACCACCACCATGACCGTCCCGAAGTCAGTGCCCCGCGTGCTGTAGGCGCCCTCCGGGCTCTCCAGATACATCCTAACGTGATAGTTCTCGCGCAGCCACTTCCGGAACGGCGTTGAGCTGGGGTTCAGCGTCCCCTGCCCCATGATCGCCACCAGTCGGCCGCCGGGGATCAGGCTCTCCATGGCAGCATAGACGAACCTCTGCGCCACGTCGTTCGAGGCGAACGGCGTCGCACCGAAGCCGCTGTACTTACCGGTGTTGGCCGCGCCGAAGGGCGGGTTCATCACCACCGAGTTCACGCGCAGGCCGGTCAGGGGCAGTTCGAGTGCGCTTCCGGTCATCGGGTGGAAGCCAAGCTCCTCGAGCAGGTGCGCGCGCCGCGGGTCCAGCTCGTTGACGATGACGTTCTGCGCGGCCGGCAGCATCGAGATGAGGTTGCCGGTGCCGGCGGTCGGCTCCAGCAGTTTCTCTTGGGTGATGGCATCCGTCGCCCACTGCGCGGCCGCAGCCATCGGCAGCGGCGTCGAGAACTGCTGGTTCGCCAGCTTGTCGGAGCCGCGCGGCGAGAGCGGGACCATCTTCTCTTCGACCTCGCGCATCGCCTTCAGGTAGTCGATGATGCGCGTGCCATCCCACTTCATCAGGTCGATGCGACCGAAGGTGTTCTGGACCCAGCGGTTCAGCGCCACCTCGACCGCGTCGTACAGGTCGTCGGTGCGCCACGTCCCGCTCGCGTAGTCGCGACCGAGCACCTGGCCGGCCCACTTCCGGAGGTCCTGCGCCTTCTTGGGCAGCGAGCGGTCGATCAGGCTGTTGAGCGCCGCGTCGGACAGCTTTGTGAGATCCGCGCTGCTCGCCCGCGTGGCGCCCTCTTCGATGACCGACTGGACGCCGCGCTTCGACGTGGCCCCGGGTGCCGGTGCCTCATTGAATTCTTCGGTCTCGGCCACCGACGGCGTGCTCAGCTTCTCGAGATCGGCGATGAGGACCTGAATGGCGCGCTTCGTCTGGCCCTCGCCGATGTCGACGTAGGCGCGATGAAGACTGCGATCCGCCTGCTCAATGTCGCCCCGCTCTAGATCGGCGGCGACCTCCTCGAGGTAGCGTGCGATGCGCCGCGGCTGACCGCTGGCAATGTCGAGCGCCTCGGCCGACAGGTTGCTGAGCCGCTGGCTGACCTTTTTCTCCGCGGGAGACGGCTCTACTACTCCCTCCTGCGCGGCCATCTTCGCCAGTTCCTCGGCGCTCATGTCGTTCAGCATCCGCTCGTCGTCGGATCCCGGCTCGGGCGCCAGCCTGCGGATGATCTCCTGGCGCGCGGCCTGCTGCTGCGGCGTCAACTGGTGCGGCAAGGTCTCCGTGGCAGGCTTCGGCAGCGGCTTCGGCGGCGCAACCATCCCCGGCTCGACCGCTGGCGGCAGGTCGCGCACGTTGCCGACCTCGCTCGCCGGCTCCGAGGGGATCGCCTCGGGCCGGTATACCACCTCGCCGTTAGGCCCGCGCGTCGGCACAACACGGCCCTTGTCCGCGGGCTTCGGCGCCGGCGCGGACCATCCGCCCATAGCCGTCATGGGGTGATCAGTGATCTGCTTTATCCTGGCCTTCAGGATTTTTACGATTTTCTTGGCCTGCTGAGTCTCCTCGTCTGTGGCGAGCCCTGCATCAAGCATCTCTTCATGGCGCGCTAGTTCCGCTTGGGCACGGGCCATGTCGAGCGAGGCGAACCCCTGCTCGTTCGCGCTCAGCGGCGGGGGCACCTTTACGGCTGGCGAGGCGGCAGTCTCCCCGTTGAAGAATGACTCGATCGCCTTCTGCGTCGGCTTGATACCGAACTTCTTCGCGGTCGCGCGGATCGCCGGGCCGTTGGTCACCGTGTAGTTGCCGGACTCGAAGGCCTTCCGCATCGCGGTCAGCACGCCCGGCACCTTGTCGAGCCCGTAGGCGTACTCGGTCGGCCTGGTGCGCACGGCGTTTTTCAGTTCCTCGCCGTAGACGGTCATCCAGCGGTCGACATTCTCGGCCCGACCCGTGAGGCCTTCCGGAACCGACTCGCCTGAGCGGTTGATCGTGTGCGGGGACTCCGGCGCCTGCCATCCCTTGGTCGGCGCTGCCGGTGCATAGGTCGGCGCTGCCACCGACGTCTCGCCTGGCTGCCCCACGCCGAGCACGCGCCGCAACTCGTTCAGCAGCTTCGTGCCCTTGAGCATGATCTTCGATCCGTCCGTCTGCTCCAGCGACAACCGCGGGTTCTTGCCGCCCCAGTGCTCGAAGCCGGCCATCTTCTCCGAACCGCCGGTGCCGCCCATGACGCCGAAAGCCTCGCTGGCGTGCTGGCGAAGCTCCTCGTCGCTCAGACCGTACTCCCGCGCCACGTCCCACTTCGGGGATCCGCCGCTGGTTGCGCGCCACACGGCGCGATCGTTCCGGTCGGTGATGGCTTGCTCGCGCGCGATCTCGTCGTTGGAGTGGCCGTGCTCACTCTCTCTCAGTTCGTGGTCGATGACGCTGGCACGGGCCCGCAGGATCTCCAGCACTCCGCCGCGCTCACCGGTCTGCTCTCCTGGCGTGGCGCGCGAGCTCTCGAGGTGCAGACGTTCAAGTTCGCGGCGCGCGTTGACCGTATCGCCGGTGTGCGCCAGCCGCGCGGCCGTGTCGATCCGGGAAGACGCCGCGCGCAGCGCGGGGTCGGCGATCGCGTCGGTCTGCGGGCCTTCTAGCGCGGCGCGCATGTCCTTCATCTGGTCGCGCACCTGTCCCGAGTAGGCGTTGCCCCATGACTTGTCGTATTCGGCCAACATCTGCTGGGCGTCGTCGGCCGACTCATGGAAGCCGCCGCGTGCGCTGACCCGGCCCACCTCATCAGGCGCGGCCATCGCCTCGATCGTTAGCCCGCGCAATTCGCCCATGCGGTTCTCTACCAGGCTGTGAAGCGGCATCATCGCCTGGGCGGGCGTCTGGTGTTCTGGCTGCCGCAGGGCCGCTTCTTCGCGCGGCATGTGCTCGATCGCCTCGGGGAAGAATTCCGGCTGCTGCTTCGCCTCTTCCTCCCGCTGCTGGATCGCGTGCTCCAGGGCGTCGTCCGGCTCATGCGCTGCGGCCATTTCGTCGTAGAGCGCGCGCGCGTCCCTCACCCGGCCGCCGCGCATCGCGTCGAGGATCCGGTCCTGGTAGTCCCGCATGTCGCCACGCTCGAACGGATAGGCGTCGTCGCCCAACGTCGGCCTGTTCACCGACTCGTCGCGCTCGAGCGCCGTGGTGCCGGCCCTCTGCGCCTCGCCGCGCTGTTCCTCTGAGATTCCAGCGACCTCGGTCTTGGCCTGCTCCAGCGGCTTCCCGCCGCCCAGCAGGTCCTCGAGCTTGAAGGGGGCCGCTGCTGCGCCGCTGCTCGGCACTGCGCCCGGAGCGACCGGCGGTGGGGCTGTGGCTGGCGTGGGAGCCGCTTCAGGCTCCGTCGTGGCGGGGCTCTGGATGAACGCCGGGATCTCAGCCGGTGGCTCCGTCGGCGGGGCCGGAATATCGATCGGCTGGGTCGGCTTCCCTATGATGGACTGCCAGTCGCCGCCGGCCAGGCGCGCCTCGCTGGCCCGCTCCGCCACAGAAGGCGAGACGTCGGGCCAGATGTGCGAGGAGCCGTCCGACAGCCAGACCGTGGCGCCGTTGCCGTTGCGCTCCACCCGATCGATGGTCGGGCGCTCGGCGGCGGCTTCCTGTGGGGCCGCAGGAGGGGCTTCGGCTGCCGGAGCCACAGGTGGCGGGGTTTCGGCCGCGGGCGGCTCCTGCACGCTGGGAGCCCTTGGGGGAGCCGCTTCCGGAGCCGTCACGCCCGGCATGTTCGTAGCTTCCGTCTGATACGCTGCCAACGGGTCGCCTGCCTGCTGTATCCCTCTCTGGATAGCCGACCGCGCCTTCGCCACGGCTGCGCGCTCTGCCGGCGTCTTGGCAGCGCGAAGCTGGTCGTCTGTGGCGCGCAGCTGCTCCATCAGCGGGGCGAGGCGAGCCTGGACGGCCTGCTGATCGGACAGCGCCGCATCACGAGCCTTTGTCATCAGCCGGTAGGCATCTGGATCCGGTTGCGCGCCTGTGTCCGGGTGATACTGCATCACGGCTCGGCGATAGGCGCTCTTCACGTCCTCGACGCTGGCGTTGGCGTCCAGCCCGAGCGTGTAGAACGGGTCGCCGGATCCCGCGCGCACGATCGGCGAGGCGGGCGACGTCAGCGACTTGCCGGCCGTCATGATCTGGGCCTGCTGCACCGCGCCCGCCCACGCCTGCCGGGCCCGCTCCATGGTGGCTCGAGCTGCGGCCCCGATGAAGGGCTCCGCTGCTCCGAAGCCGACACCGGCCGCAGTCGCCTGGCTGACGTTCTCGCCCAGCTGCTCGGCCGTCGGGCGATCGGGGCCAGCGAGCTCCTTGCCCGCCTCGTAGGTGCCGAAGCGCGCACCCTCGGTCACGCCGGACTCCAGCGCTCGCTCTCCGATCGGCTGGGCGGCGTGGGCGACGGACGCAGCGACGTCGGCTGCCGCTGGCGCTCCGGACTCCAGGACAGCCTCTGTCAGCGGCGCTGCTTCTCCGCCCACGGCCATCGGCAGCATTCCAGCGGCTACGCGGGCGAGGTCGCCGGCGCCTTGGGCAATGCGCTCGGGAAGTGGAGCGCCTTCGTCGGTCCTCCCGACCTCGTCAATGGCGCGGCGCTTCATCTCCGACATCGCCAACTGATCTTCGAGCGCCTGAGACCCTGTGGCCGCGGCGCCCGCCTTCAGTAGTGCTTCTCGCACCGGCTCCCCAAAATCCGACCACGCCTGTCCCACACCTCTCGCGATGGAGTTCTCGCCAAGATTGCGCTCGTACCCTTCCCTCGTCGCCGGCTCGGCCGCCGCCGCAGCTTCCTCCGCTTTCCCGCGGCGGATCGTGTCACCCATCGCCCCTTCAACGAGGTCGGCCTGGTCAGGCCGTTCGCCGAACGGCCGCGCCTGGACGGGCGGCATCGTAGCGGCCGGAACCGTCTTCGGCGGCGTGAGATCCATCCCCGGAGTCACCGGCGCGCGCCCGAACCTCTCGTTCTGCGCCTCGGCACCGAGCGTCGGACCCTCGGCTGCCGGCGGCTGGAAGCGCACCGGGGCGACATCGAGCGGCTGTATCTCGCGGGTGTCGGCCTGCTGGGTGGCTTCGGCGGCGGCGGGGCGCGGTTCGAGCGCGGGCGCGGCGTGCGCGCTGGCCTCGAGAGAGTCGAGAAGCTGCTGGCCGCCGGCTGCGGTGGGCACGGGCTGGCGGCGCTGGATGTCGGTAACGGGTTTGAGGAGGTCCTCAATGCGAAAAGCAGGGCCTTTGCCCTGCTCTCCGGAAAGAAGGTCCTCGAGCCGGAACGGTGTGCTCAGACTACTGCCCTCCGAACGTCACATTGAATCCTTCGCTGCGCATCTTGTCGCGAATCTGCTGTGGATTCAAGCCCTGAGTCTGGAGATCCATGGCGCGTCGCTGCGCCACTGCCGGGTCTGTCACGTCCGCGCGCGTCGACGTCGAACTCGGCTGAGTCATCTGGGGCCTCATCGTCGGCGCAACGGTCGTCGGTCTCACCGCCGGTGCCGGGGCGACTGGAGCGGCCGCGCTCGGCGCAGTCGCGGGAGCCGCGGTCGTATCGGCCGGAACGGTCTCATCTGCCTGGCCACCCGTAGCGATGCGGCCGATCGCCTTCACCCTGCCCCACAGCCCGGTCGGCTGAACGGTGGTCGGAACGACTGGTGGGGGCGTGACAGTGGGCGCGGCGGGTGCGGAGGGTGTCATTCTGCCGCCCTTCACCAGGTTGACTGTCTCGTCGTACATCTGGTCGTAACTGGTGCCATCCGGAACCGCCATCATCCGGCCGCCGACCATCTGCGTCTTCGTGTGTTGGTCGGTCACCATCCGCCACGCCTGGGAGAATGTCGGCGCGCCGCGACCGCCGCCAGTACCGGTACCTGATCCGCGCCGGTTGTTGTATCCGGCCTGCGCGAGCGCCCGATCCGCCTCGTCCTGCCAGAGCTGGCGGCGCTGGTCGTCATCGAGGTTCGCGCGGTCCTGCGCGCCCTTCTTGAGTAGGAAGTCGGGATCTTGGTCGGGCCGAAGAATGTATCCCGACGCCGCGGGGCCCCCGATCGCGACGTAACGATCGTCTGGGTGTGCTGGCGTGCCTGGCGTCGTGGCGGTCGTCGTGAGATCCGCGCCCGCGCCGGCGTTGGCCATCTGATCGCGCGAGAGCGGCGTCGTCTCGGTGACGGCAGGCGTCGCGGCCACCACAGGCGGAGCGCCGACGCCGCCGCCGTGCAGCGCGGCGAATTCGGAGAACCTCGCGGCGTCCTGCTGCGCTTGGCGCGCGCGCGTCTCGGCGTCCTGCTGATCCTGACCGGCAATCTGGCCGATCCTGAACAGGCCGTTGCTCAACGCCAGTCCGGCACCAGCCCTCGCAAGGTTGTCCATGGCCTAGTGGCCCGTCCGGCTGGATTCCCATGTCGCGAACGGTACGCGCGGCGTCAGCGCCTTCTTTGCGGCGGCCTGCTGGAGCGCCAGCTCCGCGTCCTGCGCCTGGCCCCGCTGCTCGGCCCCGTACATGCCGGCCGCGGTACCGGCCATACCCAGCGCCAGTTGCGGGTTCTTCGTGGCGAACCTGCCGATCGCGCTCGGCAAGCTCATGATCGTGCTGCCGAGGTTGGGCCCGGCGGCAGCCATCGCAGGCGCGGCGTCTTCCTCGCCCGTCGCGATCGTGGCTCCCGGACCGCCGCCCGGCATGACCGAGGATCCATCTCCCGGCACGCCCGAGCCACCGCCGATGATGTCCTGCGCCGCGTGGGCCGCGCCGGCTGCGAGTCCACCACGAACGGCGCCGCCCACTACCGAGTGGTTCGTCACTCCGGTTCCGGCCTCGAGTCCACCCATCGCCGCCCCGGCGGCGATACCGCCGATGCCGGGAAGCAGCAGTCCAGCCGCAGCAGGCGCGAGTTCGGCCAGCGTGCCGCCATCCCAGTCCTTGTGGCTCTGAGTAGCTGTCTGGGACAGCGTGTTGAATCGATCCTGGTTGCCGGAGAGCAGTGCGCCAGCGGCGGCGCGCTCAGATGCTCGGCCGCCCTGCGAGCCGGAACTGTCCTGCGAGTTCCAGTTGATGTCGCCATTCCACCCAGGCACCTCTGTTCCGTGGGTCGTGCCTCCCTGGGAGATGGTGCGCAACGTCGCCAGCGACTGCGCGTCGCCGCGCGCCGCCAGCTGCTGGAGCGCGCTCATGACCGCCGGATTGCCCCCTGGATTCCGACTATGCTCGCCGAGAAGGCCCATTGTCCCCGTCCCTTTTTACGCGGCCCGCGACTGGAGCCACTGGAGAATTTCGTTCTGGGTGGTCGGATCCAGCCCAGCCAACGTAGTGCTAAGACCAGCGATATCCGAGCCCTGTGCACTTCCAGTCGGCAGCGGCGTCCCGGCTGGGTAATACTGCCCGCCGATCACCGTGCCCCCCGGAGGCGAGACGCCCCCACCGGACCCTGTCCCCGTACCGCCGCCCGTCGACTGACCGCTCGGTGTGCTGCCGGTCGGATTGCCGCCAGGCACGGTCGGTACGCCAGGCTGCGTGCCCGGCTGCGTGCCCGCGCCAGCGCCTCCGGTGCCAATCGCCCCGGTTCCCGGCGTGCCGGGAGCAGGCGCTCCGCCGCTGGTGATGCCGAGGTTCTGTTCCGCGAGCCACGTCTGGAAGTCGAGGTTGCCCTGATACTGGGTCTGCTGCTGGGCAAGCTGGCGATTCTGGTAATCCAGCTCGGCTTGGCGGTAGGCCTGATCCGCCGTCATGCCCTGCTGCTGGAGATTCAGCGCCTCCTGCTTGAACTGCGCGTCTTCCGACAGCGCGGCGTAGCGGTAGGCGTTGTCCTGCGCCATCCCCTGAGCCTGAAGCGCCTGCGCCGCTTGCGTCAATTCCTTCGACTGCGCGAGCGAGGCCTGCTGGTACGCCGTGTTGGCGTCGAGGCCCTGCTGCTGGAGGTCCAGCGCGCGGTTCTGGAGCCCCGTGGTAACGGTGAACTGTGTGTCCTTGTCCTGGAGCGTCGCCGCAAACTGCTGATTCTGCATCAGCAAGGCGCTGCTCGAGAGAGCGTATTGCTGGGCGAACTGGCTCTGCTGCGCCGCAAACTGCTGCTCGTTGAGCCCCATCGTCGAGGCGAATTCCGTCTGGCGCTGCGAAAGGTCCGCAGCGGCTTGATTCGCCTGGTTGGAGACCTGCTGCTGCGCGATCGACTGCGTGCCGCCGAATTCCCGCTCCTGCTCGGCAAGTTTCGCGGCGTCCTGCGCGGACTGAGTGCGCGCCAGGCCGGACGTCTCACCCTCCTGCGCAGCCGCCAGCGCGTTCCCCGACGCGGCCGCATTACCGGACGCCTGGGCCTGCGCGATCTTATCGAGCAGCGTGGACTCGAAGTCACCCTTCGCGCGCTGCATCTCACCGGCGAGTTCTGTCCGCTGGTCTCCCTCGTAGCTGCTGCCCACCAGTCCGCGGCTGGACGCCCAATCAGAGATGCCGCGCTCGGCATCGGCCTGCGATTTGGCGAGGTCCGCGTCGCTCGCTGACCGCTCCGCCTGGACGGTGGTGCTGTTGTAGGCGTTCGGATTGTTCAGCCAATCGCCCGCGAAGCTCTGTATCTGCGACTCGAGGTCGCCGAGGTTCGGCGGCGGCGGCGGCGGAGCCGGTGGCGGCGGGGCGAAGCCCGTCGGGAGGTCGGTTGTCGGTGTGGTCGATGCCGGGGCAGCCGGCGCTGATGGCTGCGCACCGCTCGCCGAAGCGGTCGGCGCTTGGGCCGCCAACTGGTCCGCTGCCGTGGTGTCGGTGGAGGAATCAGCCGTGGCTGTCGGATCGGCACCGGTGGTAGCGGCCGTCTGCTGCTTCTTGAGCAGAGGGTCGTTGGGATCCACGGTCGGAGCAACGGGAGCGGTCATTGTCACACCCCTATGTCAATGAAGGCCATCCTGTCGGGACGACCGGACTGCCCATCGAAGTAGAGCTTGGCGCCAGCGCCATCGATCTGCACCGGGATCAGCCACACCCAGTACCGACCGTAGGGAAGCTCCGCCAGCGTCACGTCCTGTAGCCCGCCGGCGCGGCAATCCTGGTCGACCTCGGAAACAAAGTTCACCGGGTCGAACGTCCCGCCGCCCTTGCCGGGGTCGGTGTCCTGGACGTGGATGCGCACGTATGGCGTGCCGATCGCCGCCCGGAACCGGACATTCAGGTTGGTGCCATCATTGCGCCAGCCTACGAAGGTGGGCTCGATCTGGTCGAGCAGCGCGTTCAGCAGCGCCGCGACCTGCGTGAGCCACAGATCGCCGCTCGGCGGCGCCCCCATCCGCGGCAGCGTCACTGCGTCGGCTCCCTCATCAACTCTGACGTCAGCCCGATCAGCGTCAGCTTGACGTCGTCGGTCGTGCGCACCTCGACGTGCGGCTCGTCCGCCACCAGATAGGTCGGGGCGGTGCTGCGCTGCGGGTCGTCGTCAATCGTGCCGGGGATGTTGATGGTGCGCTCTGGCGACCGCTTGAGGCCAGCGTGGCTCAGCACGGTCAGAACAGCAGGCGCAGTAGAGGTGGCGGCGACGTGGATCGCCCTGGCCCGCTTGCGCTGCCGGGGACGGCCAAGAAGGTATGGCCGCGACACCACGGTCATCTCGACCGGGACCCCGCCCGTACCGTCGGATAGCGTGTCGTCGTTGTTCACGCCGTAGTGCAGACGCACGAAGCCATCGTAGCCCAAGGAGTAGACCATCGATGGCCGCGCGGTGCCCGGCGCCACAAACAGCGTGGCCGGCAAAGCGTCATTGGTGACCGTCGAGAGATAGCCCGCTACTGAGGCGATGGAATCGCCGCCGCCCGATGCAGAGGCCAGGGAGAGGTAGCCAGCGGCGTCGCTCACCGCGTCCACGCCACTGGTACCCGCGTCGAGATAGCCGTCCGAGGCGCCAGACAGCAGGATGTCATCCGCTGTGCCCGGAAACCGATCGACCGAACTCGCAGATCGAGGCCCCGGCCGCTGCCACTGCACCTGCTGGAGCATGTTGATCACCAGGACCCGGTTATTTCTGATCCCGGTGGTCGAGAGCGCGAGGAAGTAATTCTGCTCGACCGTGTCGTAGGTCGCGCATGGCACGCCAGGGTTCGCGGCGATGAACGTCCAGTTGATGCTCTGAAGGAAGATCGGGACGTTCTTGGTGATCAGCACGATGCCGGACGCCGGCGTGTAATACTCGACGCCGCGCTTGCTGAGCCAGCAGGCCGCGTTATCGCCGATACCCACCACGGTACGGAAGGCGATGCAGCCCACCGACCTCGAGAAGCCCTCCGCGCCGACCGCGACCACCAGCGTCGCTTGGCCGTACCCGTCGATGTAGGAGGTCGAGTCCTCATCGTAGACGAGCAGGTGCGGGCCAATCTGGAAAAGCCCCGTGGGCCTGTTGCCGCTGTTGGTCATCACCTGCACTGTGAGGCCGTCGGGAGAGGCCCAGAGTGTCTGGTCCCCAATCGCAGAGCCCTGCACGATCACACCGTTGTGGCCCGTGGCGTAGAGCCGGCTGTTGAATACAGCGATGAACTTCACGCCGCTGGGAGCGTTGGTGACGGTGCCCCACGTCGCGCCATCCCACTGGTAGATGACCGTGTCGCCGTTGGCCATAAACAGAAAGTTCGAGGCACCGACGCGCATCGTCGCAAAACTGCAATAGTCCTCGTGCGTCACAGTCGCGATGTTCGCCCAGGTCGCGCCATTGTCGTCGCTCGCCCAGACATCGGTGCCGAATACGACGACCATCCAGTCCACGGCGCTTGCATCCCGGAAGTAGGCTCCGCCCCAGCCGGTGCCGGCCGTCAGAAAAGAGGGATGCGTTCGGATGGATCCCCACCGGCGGCGCAAAGAGCCGTCCGGCTGTACCCGCGCGTTGATGAGGTCCGACACGGCGTTCTTTGGCATAGCCGTCGGGGCAGCCCCGTCGACCGCCCCGAACGAAAAGTCCGCCGTGACCTCCGGAATGAGCTTGGCCATGACTACGAGGTCGGGGCCTCGTCCACGGTGAACAGGTCGCCCAAATCGGCGATAACGGCACCGAGGGCCGCGCCGTTTCTCCAGCCATCCTGGCCGGACTCGGCGCTGGGTAGATCGGCCTGCTTCAGGGCAAACTCGATCGGCAGGGCAACATCGATCATGGCATCGTCTACTCCGCGCTGCGAGGCGTCGATGGCGAGCCTGAGAACCTGCTCCTGCATCGGCGTGAGCGACGCTCCCTCCGGCACCTCTTCCTGGTAGAGGGCAAGCGCGTTGGCGCTCTTCTTGGCCTCGAGCGGCTCCGCGAGAGGTGCCAGTAGGCGCAGCATCCGCGCGACCTTGAGGTCCGCGCCGAGGTTGGCCATGCGCCGGTTGCCCAGAATCTTGAGAGCACCGAACATCCGCTGGAGATCCGAGTTCTTCATCTGCATTGCCTTTGCCATCCCAACCTCGAAAGAATTAGGCCCCGATGAGTCCGTGAGTCGTGATGTCTGCCTGAAGTTGCGCGACCCGACCGGCGAGTTGCGCGAGTGTAACGGTTCCGGTCGCATACGCGGTGGCCTTGTCGGGCGATCCGGTCATCGCCGTGTAGCCGGTTACCCTAGCCCTCACGACCTGGGTGCCACCGATTTGGAAAGCACGGCCGTTATCAAGGTCGAGGTCTTCGTAAACCACCATCTGTGCCGATCCTATGTTCTGGCGCATCACCCGGCTCCAGAGGGGCTGAGAAGCCCCCGCAGCGTCGGTTGTGAAGCAGACGAAATTGTTGTCATTCTGGGCGACGAAATATCCTTTCCCGCCACCCGTGTCGAGAAAGACGAGTTTCGCGTTGTTCTGGGGTCCGAAATCGTTATAGAACGTGAACGCAGCGCCGGCACCGAACGCCCTGAGTGTCGTGGCGCCCGTCGCGTCGGTCAGGCTGCCCCAGCAGTTGTTTCCGTCGTAGCCGAATAACACCTGGTACGTGGTCCCGGCCTGGGTGCCGAGAACTATCAGTGCGTTGACGTTAGCTGCTCCGACCGAGATGGTGGTACCCCCGCCAAAGCGCACCAACCCCAGCCCGGTATAGATGGCATAGCAAGTACTACCGCCGATCGCCGACGCCCCGGCTGCGATAAGTCCGCCGGCGATCGTGAGGTTGCCGTTCAGGTCTAGCACCAGCCTCTTCGCGGCCCCGGTGCCGTCGTTCCACGCCTCGAGAAGCGAATCGTTAGGGGCCGTGCGTGGAGTGGCAAAGCCGAATATATGAGGGATATTCGCGCCGGCTCCCTGCTGAATAGATTTGATTCCATACAAGAGTGACATGGTGTCAGCGCCCCGTTTTGGTTAGATTGTGGGCGTGGACATGGCACGACTCCCAGCGCGATTCATCTCGAAGACCAGAGTCGACCGGACGACGGGGTGCTGGAAGTGGACCGGCACAATTCTCAGTCGCGGCTACGGTCAGTATTACGTCGGAGGAGGGCAGAAGAACCGCATTCAACTCTTGGCGCATCGCTTTGCATACGAAGTTCTCATCGGGCCCATCCCGTCGGATCTCACCATCGACCACCTGTGTCGGAATCGGGCCTGCGTCAATCCGCTCCACATGGAGGTTGTCACTCGAGGCGAGAACGTACTGCGCGGCATCGGCACATCGGCTGTCAACAAGCGGAAGAAGAAGTGCATCCACGGTCACGCCTTTACTGACGCGAACACATACCGGCCGCCGGGCAACCCCAACCAGCGCATGTGCCGAGAGTGCCTGCGCGCCAGAGACAGGGCCAACAACGCGAAGCGGCGTGCCTACTTCCGCCGCTACCAACGCAGTGCGCGCGGCCGCGAAGTACAGCGCGCCTACCGCGAGCGAAAGAGAGCCAAGACCTAGCGACATCGCGTCTCTCCTACTTCATCAGCAGTTGAAGCGTGCGCGCGCCAGACTCTCCGTCTGCCGCGTCCGAGGAGAGCTCGATGTAGTTACAGCCCGCGATCGCATCGGCGAACGTGCCGGTGATGCCCACGGTCGTTCCCTGCGCGACGACGATGTTCACCGGGGCGCCTGTGGCGTCGTACAGCGGCTGGTACGTGCCGCCGCGTGTCGGGGCGACCTTCACCTGGAGGTGGGTCCCGTCAAAGGTGGCCGGCAGGACTACCGTGAACATCGTGTAGTTGCCGCCGATCTCGATTTCCGAGGAGTCGGCGGCGCTCGAGGCGATCGTCGCGGTGCGAACAGCTGGCTGGATATACATGGCCTATTCTCCTTAGCGCCGGCGACGTCGGTCGCGGCGCCCGAAGCGTTCGTGGTCGGTGGTACTGGACGCGCCCCCACCGCCAGCGCCACCGAAATAGCCCTGACGGAAAAACTTCTGGGCAAAGAACCCCTGGCGGAACATCAGCTTGCGTCCCTCGTGACGGCGGTGCGATTGAAGCTGCCGTCGATGGTTGCGGTAAGCCTGTCCTTCGTGTCGTTGAAGTCCCGGTACTTCTCGGTGCCGGTGCCCGCTCCGGTGTTCTTGCTAAAGAGGGCAGAGGCCCCCAAACGGAACCATCCGCGGAGTGTGAGATTGGTCTCCACTCCCGCCGCACCGTCGAGGGCGCCGTCCAGGGCACCGGCCGCGCTCGACACCATGGTGGACTGAAAAGGCAGCGTCGAGACGCCCCGCGGAGCCGCGAACACCCGGACGAAAACGCCGAGCGAGGTCGCGGTCAGCGGCGAGTTCGGGAACAGCAGCGTGTCGTTGGCGGTGTTCGTGGTCGCGAGCTCCTCGATGAAGACCTCGCCGATCCCGTCCACCATCACCCAGTTTCCCACGGTGATGCCCGCGAAGCGTCCGGCCGGCATGACGATCTGCACGGTGTTGCTGCCGGTCGCGGCAACGCCAGCCTGCTTGATGCCCTCGTTGTTCAGCCTGGTGTTGAAGGTGATAACGACCTCACCGACGACTGAACTGCCGCCGACCGTTCCGGTCGTGATCGTGGCGCCGAAATCCTCGCTGAACGGGTAGGTCGTGGCATCGGTCATGTCGATCGCCAACCGATTGTAGCCCGTGACGCCATCGTAATCGACCACCAGCGTCACGCCGGTCGTGAACTGCGTCACGCCGCCCGCGCCGCTGTAGACGCTGATGGCTGGCGTGCCCGAGAGCGTGGCCGGCACCCCGGCTGCCCGGCAGGTGAACCAGTGGTAGTGGGTGCGGCCCGGAATCCGTCTGACGCTCATGCGTCACCTCGCGAGGAGATAGTGGGCTCCCCCATCGGCTCGGGGCGCAGGCGTTCGGCCAGTGTGTCTGTGATCTCGTGCGCCTCGAGCTCGCGAAGCCGATTCACCTTGCCGGCCATCGCGCCGGGGTGCTTGGCGAGGACCCGCGTCACCGCGTCGTCCTCGTTGGCCGCGCGGACGTGGTGGAGGACCGTGAGTTTCGAGGGGTCCGAGGCCGGCGTGCTGCGCGCCGACAGAACCTCGACCTCGAAGACGGCGACGGGATCGGTGCTGGTGTCCATTGTATTGCTCCTTAGCCTACAGGTCCGCCGACGCCGACCGGCCGCGCGCCAGCGACGCTGATGCCATCATTCACGCCGACGATGCCCAGGGAGAACCAGAAGGGCAGTTTGGTCGGCGTCTTGGTCCACGCCCCGCCGGCGCGCGTCGCAAAGCCAGCAACGATGCCCGAGAGCAACTGCACCTCATTGGCCGTCGAGAAGGTCAGCGTGTGGATCGTCACGTTGGTCGCGCCAGCAGGCGTGACCGCGAGGAAGATGTCGCCATTCGCCACCGAGGCGGCGTAGTCGGTGAACGCGGCCTCCATCATTCCGCCCGTCGCATCGGCGCGCCAGTTTTTGGAACTGATGGGAACGGTCTTCTTGGATGTCGTCCCCTCGTACAGCGTGAAGGTGAAGTCGCCGCCGGCAACCGTGCGGATGAATGCCGCGAGTCTTGCGAGGTAAAGCGGCTCGCCCGGCGTGAGGTACAGCCCCTGCTCGTTGGTGCCGGTGTTGTTGAACGTCACCGTCGTGACCGCGGCGCTGATGGCTGGGTAGCACCCCTCCAGCGTCCCGTAGTGCGTGCCGGTGGCGTCGACGAACGTGAAGGCGGGCATGTCGCCCGAGGTGTACACGGCGTAGGTCGTGCCGTTGTAGTACGTCGCGACGGGGTACTGGGGCGCGATCGCACCGCCCGATGGCGGGCAGGCGATCTGGACCGAACCCGAGACGTAGGCCGAGAAGTCCCAGACAACCGTGCGCAGCGCGCCATGCGCCACCCCGGTGTCGTCGACCGTGAAGTTGGTCGTAAAGTTGGTATTGCTCGCCGGGTTGGTATGCAGGCCGTTCGTGCTGCCGGCTGTTCCGTTGTCGCGTGCCGGGGGGCCGTTCGACAGGTCAGTGGTCCGCGTGCCTACGCGCACGATCGTGCCCGCGTTCGGCGCCGCTGTCAGCGTCCGCCACAAGATCGAGTGGATGTCGTGAGTCCCGCCGTCGTCCCACTTGACCGTGCCCGTGACCATGATGCGCTCGTTGGCGCTGGCGGCCGCGCCCAGGGCCTGACCGGTCTGGAGCGCGGGCGCGCTCCCGCCGCTGGTTACCGATAACGCGGGCCACGATGGGACCATTGCCGCCGCCCCACCCGGGAATCTCACCTTTGCCATTAGGCCGCCATCCCCATCGGCTTGGAGCCAATGCCGATCATGTCGAATTGGTCAGAACTGGTCCCATCATTCACGCTGTTGGTGGTCCCGCGGTACTGGTGGAACTGCCATGAGCCGACGGAGATGTTGCGCTGCGTCCCGCTGGCCTTCGTGTAGTCGAAGTAGAGCACGCCGTTGATCCAGCCCTCGAAGTCGGTCGTGCCATCGCCGTTGTCCTTGACGTGCGACTCGAAGACGACCCAAGTACCCAGCAGCGAGTTCATGTTGGGCGCCGGCAGATTGACGTTGGGGCCAAGATTATGCGACGGATCCACTGTGTCGAAGCGGAAAATGATCCCGCCGGGATTACTGTTGTAGCTATTGCCCAGCAGCCACGAGCATCGGGTCACGCCGTTCCCGATGGCGTGGCGGCGAGCGAGCTTCACCTCGTCAACGTTACTGGTGCCCGACTGTGGCCCACTCGTCGGCGCGTTGAACGGGTTCGACTGCTTATAGGCGAACCGTTCAAAATCCTCAGTGACCGCAGCCGCACGCTTGTAGTAGAACTCAGTGCCGGTGTTGTAGCCCACCGCGCCGTTGTTCGGGGTCGGGGCTACCGTGCAACTGACGGCCGTGCCGCCCGAGGTAACGAAGGTGAAGTGGTCGGCATCAATCTTGGTCCCGGTCCCAGCTTGGTTCGGGGACACGTTGAAGGTGCCGCCCACGATCGCCGCGACGTTGACGCTCTTGGTCGCCCCCCATGATGCACAGGCACCGGGCGCGTGGAAGACTGCGGGGCTCGCGACCGAGACGTCGGTAACCTGGAATCCGGTCTGCGAGTAGACCTGCCGCACGCACTGGGCGCCGATGTAGGCGTCGGCGTACCGATCCCACGGCGTGTTCTCGATGAATGCCTGGTTGCCGGCATTGATGAATGGCCCGTCGGCTGCGGCATCCGATGCGCCCTCGAAACTGTTTCCTGCTGTGCCGTTGTTCGGCGTGACGTCCGGGGTGTCGCACATCGCTACCGTGGGATCTGCGCCCTGGCCGGTCATGTGAATACCGTTGATGCTCGCCGAGACGGTCAGCGCGCTACGATCGGCGGAACCCAGGGTGAGGGCGGTGAACGTGAACGTGTAGGTGCCATCGCCGTTATCCACCACTGACGAGAGCGCCCACGACCCGGAATTCGTCCCGGTCACCGACGCTATGACAACTGGGCCGCCGCTTGCGCCGATCGCCACGCCAGCGGCCTTCGCCGTCACCGTGAAGGTCGCGATAACCGCACCACCGCCGGTTCCGATCACCACTCTCGTTGTCGATCCAACGAGGGTGGATGTCGCGTCGCCCAGACCGCCCGAGACGGTGCCGGTCACGGTGACAGTGGCCTCGAGCGTGACGCTGCGGACCTTGAACGTGAAGACGTGGGCGCTCGCGTCGGTCGTGGTGAACGAGGCGGTCGAGACGCCATTGGCGTCTGCGGCGCTGAAGGCGCCGAGCGTTCCGGTGCCGGTGAACGTCGCCGTGGGGACGTCGCCCGCGATGGCGGCGCTCTTGATGCCCTTCACGTTGACCGTCAGCGTCGCCTGCTGGGAGCCGTCGTTCTTGATCGTGAGAGCGTTGGTGCTGGCGGTCGAATTGTGCGCCGACGGCCCGTAGGCCGAGTCCGCAGCCTTGCCGAGAGGCGTCGCCAAGAGCACGGCGATTGGCATCGCTAGCATGAGCCCACGAACACCTCGACCGGCGTGGGCCGAGATCGCGTTGAAGAGCACCGACAGGCTCGGCGTAGCGTGCGCGACGACGTGCACCGTGGCCAGCGCCCGGCTCGGAGCCATGAGCACGAGGCCGACGATAGCGCCGGCGAACTTGACGAGGAACCAAGCGAGGCGGCGCATCAGTACCTGTTCGCTATGCGGTAAGGCTTCCGGAATTCCCGTGGGCCCTTGGTGGTACGAACGATGCCGCGCGCCTTCTCCCGCCACTGCGTCAACGCCTGGGCAATCTTGCTCTCGAGGTCGGTGAAGCCCGGCAGCCAGTTCTCTTCCTTGGCCGCGTTCGCCGCTTCCGCCGCGATCAGATACCGCGCCTCGATCGGGAAGTCGAGGGTCACGCCGTCGGCGAGCTCGGGGTGACGGTAGTGGTAGTCGAGATAGCACGTCGTCGGCGGGTTGGCGCCGCGGGTGATCCACAGTTGCTCGCCCTGGACGTAGTAGAAGTCCCCACGCAGGCTCAGGTCCTCGTCTCCGACCTGGCGCCCCCACCGGTTGCCGTTGGCCTCGGTGATGGCGGAAAGCCGCTTGTTGCCGAAGGTGCGGAGAAAATCGTCCGGCACCGCGACGTAGCGACCACCAGTCGTGTCGTCGGATCCCACGAAGACCAGCGCCGCGCTCCTCGATCGCCAGCCCGTGTAACCCATCTTCAGCAGCCACCGCTGCGCTTCCCTGATCCCGGTCGTCAGGAAGAGGTATCCGACCTCGTCCTGCGCCTCGCCGTTCTGGGTGAGCGCCGGATCGTCAGGCGCCACCCCGGTGAGGCGGTAGAAGGCCGCGAGCAGGGAAGCCGCAGTGGTGATCTCCATCTAGATCTCGGGCTGCGCGTTGGACTCGGCCACCGCCTCGGTGCGCAGTGCCTCGTCCGCCTTCTGGGCGTCAACCTTCTTGCCCTTGAACTCGCTGCCATCGGAGAGCTGCCAGACGTTCCCATGCTTGTGTATCGGGAAGCCGTAAACGACCGGCACATTCTCGGGCGCCGGCGCGGCGACGGGAGCCTCGGCTGCCGGGGCCGACGGAGTGGCCGCGCTTTCCACGCGGCGGCGGGCGATCTCCTCGACGAACTGCCGAACCGTGAGGCCGCTGTCCACGATCTCGGCCGCCAGCTCGTTCTTGGCGGACTCGATCGCGCGGTTACGCCGTTCGGCGGCCAGTTCTTCCTCGGTCGGCATGTGCCACTCTTCCCAGGACAGGTTGCCGTTCCCCTGCTGGTTCGGGACGATCAGCATCGTCTCCATGACGGCGGGACCGCGGGTCATGATCGTGTAGGCCGGCTCTCCGGTCGTGGGGTGCTTCTTCATGACGTCGTTGCCGTCCCGGTCCTTCTTGACCGAGGCGGGGCCAGCCATCATCCTGCTGCGCTTGTAGATCGGTCGACCGTCCGGCGTCCGACCGACGATCACGGCCCCTTCGGGCGGTTCCACGTCGACAATGAGTGGCTTGATTTTCGGAAGCGTCGCGCTCGACATCACTTCTCCTCGCGTTTGAGATCCACAGCAACAGGGACTACAGGAATCTTGAGCAGCGAGCGCCGGCGGTCGCGGGCGGTCGCTTTGGCGTCCTCGCGCTTGCCAGCGCGCAGCTTTACGGCGGCCTCGTCATCGGCCGCGAGCGCCTTCTTCACTGATTCTTCTACGGACTGGAACTCTCCACGGCCGCTGAAGGTGTCGCCCTTCTCGAGAAATTCGCGCACGCCCGAGGCACCCATCTGGCAGATGTCGAGCGGGACGTAGCGACCGTGCCGGACTGGCCGTCCGTTCACGATCTCGCCCGTTGGCTTGCCATCGAGCGGGTTGTTCTGGTGAAACCAGATGTCCTCGGTCGGCGGTGCGGCGGCCCGCCCCTCCTGGTACATGATCATCCGTCGATCGTTGGACCGGAGGCTGAAACGCGCCATCCATCCACCGACCGGGATGAAGTGAAGCGTGCCGGTGCGCCCATGCCTGCGAGCGTACAGCTCCACCTCGTCCACGATCTCGACCGGAGCAGCGGGTAGCCCATTACTGCCGACTCGAACAGTCGAGCCGAGCCGAAGTGTGCCGCCCGCCATGCCGGTCGCGATCGTCATGACCTACAGGCCGTCAGCCGTGAAGGAGTCCTGATAGGTCGGCAGCGCCGGCCGGGTAACCTGGTGCGAGTTGAAGCCGCTGGGCACGTTCCGGTTCCAACCCAGTGCGTCGCCGTCGGTGATGGTCGACGTAACGCTGGTGGCGTCCCAGTGGGTGGTCTTGGCTGTGAACGTCCCGGCCGCTTGGTTGCTGACCTTGATCAGCGCCAGCGGCACGAAGAGCGACGGCAGGCGGTCGACCACGAGGTCGGAGTGCGCCAGGGCGATGGCGGCCGTGGTCTGGCCGATCGCGGTGGCTCCAGGCGTACCCTCTCCATTCAGCGTGACAAATCCCGTCCCCACGAGGTTCGAGAGAACGAGGATGTTGCCGTACTTGAGTGTTGCGATCGTGTCGGCGTCCGTGAGCGCCTGCGCCGCGGCGGCCGCTATCTGCGCGACCTTGAGACCGTTGATGTTCAGGTCCCATGTGTCGTGGCCGAAGGTCGTGGAGGCTGCCGTCAGCGTCGAGGCGGCGCCGGGCGCGGCGTTCATCCCGCTGATGCGCTTGCGGGGACCACGCTCGTAGTAGATCACCGCCGTCGCCGTCGCCACGGTCAGGTTGTCGGTCCCGATGTTGAAGGCCGATCCCGTCTTGATGATGGTCAGGTAGCCCAGCGTGACCGCGCCTGCGGTCGGGGCCAGTCCGCCCATTGCCAGCAGGGCGATCTGCGCCGAGGCGTAGCCGCCGACCGTCGGTGACGACTTCGCCGTCACGGCGCCCAGCTTGTCGATCTCGATGCGCCACGAGCCGTAGTTGTTCTGGCTGATGTCGCCGAGATCCTCGAGTGTGATCGTGGCGGGCATGACGGCGGTATAGACCACCCCGCCGATGCGGTAGCGCACCACCCCAGTCGCCGCGAGCGTGACAGCGGCGCCAGCCGAGAAGAGGTAGCTGCCGCTTTCCACGCCGTCCGCTGTGATGCCGGGGTCAATGTTGTTGATCAGAGATTCGCGGCCGAGAACGGCCGTGTTGATCCACTGGAGCACCTTCCGGAACGTGGCCCAGCCGGTGCCGTACAGTCGGATGCCAGACATGATCTTCTCCTCTGCGCCGAAGACTTGGGCGCTTGCAGCCGTTTACGTCGATCGCGGCCCGGTCAGGCTCCGCGGCGTGAGTATCGTCTTTCTACTCGAGGTGCGTCCATATCTTTCGGCGCACGATCTGACTGATCAGCGGCTGGCTGACGTGATACTTTCTTGCCAGCGCTGCGGTGCTGACATCGCCTTGGGCGTAGCGCGCGCGAATCGCTCGTACCTTTTTGTCCGTGAGCTTCGCCCGTCCGTGCTCTGCTCCCCGCGTTTGGAGTCCAGTCCTGTAAGCGTGCAACTGATTCTCGGACCTAGTGCACCACTCCAGATTGTCCGCGCGGTTATCATCCTTGACGCCATTCTTGTGGTTCGGCGCGCAGTCCTCCGGGGGGTTGCCCAGGAACGCTCTCGCAACGACTTGGTGAACGAAGAAATGCGCCGCGAGACGAGCGCCGTCTCTCCGAAGCCCGACTCGCAGGTAACCTTGAGGATTCGGCGTCCCGATGAGCACGAGCCCCGGGCGCGTTCCAGATGCCGGTGCTGAGCGCCTGATGCGCCCGAGACTCGAGACTTCATAGGGCCAGCCCTCAATGTTCCTCCACTGTTCCTGTGCCACGGCTCTCGACTCCTGCTAGGGTGAACCGACATCATAACGTCCACCCTAGTAGTAGCGTAAGAGCCGTTAATAATTTGGCACGGCATCGAAGTCGGCGGTGGTCACGTCCGGCGTCGAAATGCCGGTCAGTGCTCCGTTGGCCCCGCGGTGGTTGGAGAAGAACTGCACGTAGTCCACCACGAAGGCTTCCTTCCCGTCGTAGTCCATGATCCGCTGCCACATGGAGCCATCCTCGCCCCAGAAGTCCGCCTGGGCTCCGAGCGGAACGCGGTACAACCGTTCCTTGTTCAGCGTGACCATGGCGTTGTGGTAGAAGAAGTGGTCCTGGACGAAGTCGACGTTGGCGATCCGGACGCCGGAGTACCCGCCGTCCAGATTCCCGCCGCTGTAGCTGGCGTTCATCTGGAAGCCCATGAGGCTGCGGGCCAGCTGCGCGATCGGCGCGGGGTGGCTCAGCGCCACGTCCGTGCCTGCCGTGACGTCGAAGCCACGCTTCGCGGCGAGCTTCAGCCAGAATTCCGTCACCTCGAGATGGTCGAACGTCACCGAGGCCTTCCGGAACGGCTTCCACCGCTGATACGTGCCCTCGGCGATGTTGAACACCGTCGTCGCCGCAGCGGCCGGATCCACGATGGTTCCGACACCGTTCGGCGCCAGGTTGCGCTCGAGGGTGAAGTAGTCCTTCGTGCTGTCCGTCGTCGTGGCGAAGTAGATCAGGTCGTCCGCGGCGATCTGGGCCGAAGGCTCCCAGGTCGTCGCTGACGCCATCGTGATCGTGTTGTTGACGTAGTCGATGCTCGAGATCTTCCCCGAACCGCCCACGCCGACGGCGCTGACATCGTACCAGCCGATGATCGAGCCTTCGGAGAGGTGCTGGATCGGGTTGGTGCCCGAGTTTCCGTAGCCGCTCTTGAGCACGACGACCGTGCTCGAGGTGCGGGAGGAGCACTTGCACACCAGGCCGGTCGAGTCGCCGATCGAGTGGCGGATCTCCATCGAGGCCCACGAATCCCAGAGCTGATCGAAGATTCGCTGGGCGAGATCCTCGAACGCGCCGGGACCGCTGGCACGCTTCTCGACGAAGTTGTCCACCGCAAGCCGAGCGTAGCGCCGGATCGGGGTGATCTTGCCCTGGACGGCGTCCATCGGGACATGGTCGGGGAGTTTCCCGTCCGTGCCGAGGGCGCCAGTCTTGAAGCGGAGGTCCGTCGCAAAGACCATGTTCTGGCCCTCGAGGCGGTAGTCGCCCTTGCCCGCTTCCTGGAAGAGCATGGCGGTCTTCGACTCGCGCTTGACGTCGTTTTCCACCTGCCCGACGAAGATGTCGTGCGTCAGGCCCGTCAGGGCGCTGATCAGATCGACATTTGCCTGTTGGCTGCCGAGTGACATTGTTGACTCCCGCGCCGGCTAGGCCGGCGACCGTGATTTCTCCGTTAGGTGCCTGGGGATGCGAACCGTCGCCCGATTTCGGCGGCGTTCGCGCGATTGGTCCGGCGAACCTGACCGGCGGTCCCAGTCCCTTCCTCACGGCCAGCAGCTGCCGGCGGCGAGGCCACGGGTGCGGGCGCTCCGGGAATGCGGCTCGTCGCGGCGGCGGCGATCTTCCCCAGCGGACTGAGCGGGGGCTGACCAGCCCTGCGAGTGGCCTGCTGCTTGATGAACTCCTCGACGGCCTCTTTCCGGAGGCGGTCGTCCCGCGCCTTCAATTCCGCGGCCGTCATGGCGACGGAATCCTTACCCTTCTCGAGTGCCGCCTTCGCGGCGGAGAAAGCCTGCACAACCGATGGCTGGTTCTTCAGGATGTCCCCGAAGAACAGCTTGAACGCCGTCACCATCTCGTCCCGGTTGGTGACGTTCACGCCAGCGATCTGGTGGCCCAGCTGAAGTTCGGACTCGAAGGACTCGAGCGCCGCGTCGAACCAGCCCTTGAACTGCGGCAGCGCCGTCACGGCCGGGTTGATCTGGTTCACGTCGACCCACATCTCGCTCATGAAGCGCACCGCCGCGCGGCCCTCGCGCTCGGTCTGCGCCTCGGAGGTCATCTTGCTGACCTCGTCCTTCATCAGCGATTCAAGGCTGCGGTCGAGCCCGGCCAGATACTGGTCGGCGTCCTCGTCCCCATACTGCTCGCGGATCTCCGCGGCGCGCTGCATAGCGGCCTGGTACTTCGGGTCCTTCGCGAGCTTCTCGCCCGCGATCTGCCGCGCCTTTATGGTGATCAACTCGCTCTGGAGTTTCTGGTTCGACTGATCGAGCTCGGACAGTTCGCGCGGGCGCACATACGTCCCGTTGATCATGGCGCGCGTGGCGTCGGCCTGCTCCTGGGTCTGGAACTCGTAGGTGACGGCCTTGCCCCGCGCCGCAGGGTGCTCGGCAGGCAGTTCGACCCTGAAGGTCTTCGGCGCCTCGGCCGCCGGTGCGGCTGGGGCGGCAGGAGCGCCAGCTGCGGGCGCGCCGGACTTCGCCTCTCCCTCGCCGGCCTTGGGCTCGGCAATGAGCTCCTCGCTGCCACCCACGGCCTCGAAGGCCTTCCGGGCGATGTCGCCCAGGCCCGAGCGCGCGTCGCGCTTCGAGCGGGGGCCCTGCGGTTCGGCGGCCGGCGCAGGTGCGGCTGCTGGCTCTGCGGCGGCTGGCGCGGCTGCTGGCTCCGCGGCCCCGGCATCAGCGGGGGCGGCGGGTTCGGCTACGGCGGCTGCGCCTTCGTCTGCAAGCATGGTCATCCTCGCTACGTGTGTCGGGGTGCGGCGGCGCGGCGTTCGCGACGCTCACCGGTCCCCCGGTAACAGCTACCGCGCGGTCGAAGCCACCAACGGCGCGGGGTTGCTCGGTCTCGTCGGAGGGACGTGCTGCCCTCCGCTCAGAACTTGCGCGGCGATGCCGCGCCGATCGATGGGACTACCAGTTCGAGCCGGCTGCCCCGGCGCGGGGGGAGGACCAGCCGGTGCGCCCGGCGCCCCAGCGGCACGACGCCCGTTCTGGGCTGGCGGCTGGGCCTGGTCATCCGTGATCCCCTCGTCGGCCATGACCTTGTCGAGCTGGCTCTGGGTCAGGTCCTGACCCTTCAGGGCGAGGTTGACGGTCATCGGCTGTGGCTGCGCGCCGCCGCCGGCCATCTGCTGCTGCCACTGGAAGTAGAGTTGCTGCCTGAGCTTGGCGGCGATGCGCGCCACCGGATCGGCCGTCTCGTCCTGGGTGATCTCGGACAGAGCGGCCAGATGGGAGGCGAGGTCGTCGTCCTGGAGCCGGGGATACCGGGACTCGAGGATCATGAACAACTGCTGCGCCGCCTTCGCGACATTCGGGCTGGCGATGTTGTCGTCGTTCATGCCGGTGCGCGTGCGGTACGTCTCCGCGAGGAAAAGGATCTGGGCGGAGATCGTCTTGGCGCGCCGGCGCGCGACGGTGCCTGGATCGCCGGCGTCATCGAAGATCGAGTGGTCCGGGTACGCCTTACGGGCCTCGGGGGTGAGCAGGAAGGGCTTGCCGTCCGCGCCCTTGGTCTGCATCAGCTCGAGGATTTCCTGCGCGCGAAGTTCGGGGCTGGCCCCGAAGGCGTTCACCAGCTTGTAGTTGGGCGGGGTGTCTGAGAGCTTTGTCCAGTCGACCCACGGCTCCGCGAGGTAGGCCCAGTTGTCTCCGGTCGCCTTCAGCGCCATTCCGACGTCGCCATACGCCTTGAACTGCTTCCAGCAGCCGCGGGCGAAATCACACGCCGCGCGCCTGAATCGCAGGTTCACCGGACCATGGATCGAGTTGTCGGCCTGCTGGAGCGCCACGATCGCCCGGTAGGCGATGCGGGATCCCGGGGCCTCGCCGCGCGACGCGGCTTGGTATCCGCCGGCAGAGTAGATCGCCTGGCGCAGGTCTCTGATCTCGGCATCGAGGCCGGTCAGGATCTCGACCGGGAACCTCATCATCTCTGGGCGCCACGCGCCCGCGCTCGGCTCGATCTCGAGTATCTGGTAGCCGCCGATGTCGGCCATGTCGCCGTCGATCGCGCCCGCAGGCGAGACGATCGGCGCGTCCATCATGCGGTTGATGGCTTCCCACCGCTTGGACTTGGCGATGTTGAGGTCGACCTGGAGCGGATCGAGGTCGCCCACCCACGGCGCCCCGTGGATGTCGTTGCCGCGGTGGTGGGAGTAGAAGTTGGTCAGCGAGAAGTCGGCACCCGGTAGCTCCTGGTCGGCCAGCGCGACCGCAGCGCTCGCCCGGCCCTGGCCGCGGAGCAGATCCACCGCGCCCGGGACGGCCACGATCTGGAGCCGGCCGCGCGGGTAGTCCGTCAGCACCCCGGGAGCGGTCTCCCGGCAGATTATGACGATCTGCTCTTCTTCCTCCGGGTCGCCGCGCCGGTACGATGTGACCGGGCTGCCGTGCACGTTCAGGCCCATCATGTTCCAGTTACGTGCGATACGCTGGAATTCGGCCACCGACGGGATCCGCATCGTCCCTTCGAGCGTCCTGGACTCCGGGATGTGGTCGAAGGCCTGCTTCACCAAGCTGAGTGGCAGCACCCGCCCGTATGAGGTCCAGATCCACGACCCGCGCTTGGCGCCGCGATCGAAAACGGTGTCGAAGGGGTTCCCGAGCCAGCAATCGATCATCCCAGCGCCAATCGGCTGGATCATCTGTCCGCCGGCGCTCTGCTGGTCGCCATAAGCGATCGGTTCGTAGAGGTCGTTCCCATCCTCGCGCCAGTACCGGTGCACCGGGCAGAACCCGGCAGGCACGCCCATGAACATCGCGTCAGCGAACAGGCTATTGAGGTCCTGCTCGTCGGCGATCGTGTTCATCATCAGCGTGTCTACGAGGGCCTTCTGGCGGGACTTACGGTCGGAGCGGGCGTCGGTGTAGTAGTTGAGCGGCATCGTCGTGTGGTGCGCCACGGCGTTCTCGACGACCACGCGCAGGATGTTCTCGGTCTTCCGGAACTCCGAGACCATCCGCGGGATCTCGACGCGGGCGCCGTAGACGATGTCGGCCCACTGGAATTCACCGCCGTCGATGTGCAGGAGGTACTTCTCGCTGAGCAGGTCCCGCTCGCGCCGCGCCTGAAGCCCGGCCTGGTGCGCCTCGACAACCCGTCGCGCATCATCCGCTTTCGAGCGCCTGCCCAGGGCGTCCACTTGGTTCGAACTGGGCATGGGTGACACCACCGGCGGAGGCGGTGCTGGGCGCTGCGGTTGCTGGATGAGAGCCGGCGCTGCGGTCATGCACCTCCCACAACGAGAAAAAGCCCCGAGGCGCCTGATGGTTCAGGCGACCCAGAGCCTTGATCAGCAGTCCGCCGTGCTGGCGGAGGCCTCGAGGAGTCCGGACTACGTTCTGCGTTAAATCAGATGAGCGACGTTGGCGAACTTAGGGACTTGATGGGCATGAGGTCAAGTTTTCCACGCATGAGGGCCCCCAGCTCGCTACCGCCGGAGGCCCGTTCTTCGCTTCGCTCAAGCTACTCTCGGGTGGGTTTTCTGGCCCCTCAGCAAGGTACGAATGGCGGGGGCTGGACTTGAACCAGCGACCTCCGGGATATGAGCCCGGCGAGCTACCAACTGCTCCACCCCGCTACGGTGTTCCCGCTACCAGTGAGTCGCGGCGGTCGGACTCGAACCGACGGCCCCCTGCTCCCAAGGCAGGTGCTCTGCCAACTGAGCTACGCCACGAAGGATTAACGTGGCGGTCGGGGGAAGGGCGCGCGTCTCACGCGCTGAAAATGGGGAACAGCATCTGACGGCGCAATGGTCGGCCGCCCCGGAACCTTACCTGTGCGTCAGGAGGGCCGGGGCGGCGCGTGTTCGGGAGGGCGGTGCGGATTCATGGTGGCGTAGACACTGCCGCCGGCACGCTGGCAGTCGCGTGCAATCTCAAGAAACCACGCGTCATGCATCAGCGAGAACTCTTCGGTGATCAGGATGATCCGGGCGCCAAGCATGACCGAATCCTACCGGCCACTCGTTTCTCCTGCAAGGCTGGGCAGGTCCGACGGCTGGCGCTGACGGGAATCCTTGATCGTTCGTACAGCGCCACCGACGCAGTTTAGTTCGATCGATCCCGTGAATCCCGAAATGAGCAGGCGCGCGACCTCGGCGAGGGCGGCTCTCGTCCCCTCCGAAAGCTTCGACGGATCGATCGCCTGCTCCGCGCTCACCGCTTGATGACCGCCATGACGTCAGCCTCGCGGATGATCAGCACCGGCTTCTCGTCGACGGTAACCTCGGTTCCGCTGTATTTACCAAACAAGACGCGGTCCCCCTTCTTGAGGTCCATCGGCACCAGCACCCCGTTCTCCGTCCTCCGGCCCGGGCCCACCGCCAGAATCTCGCCCTCCTGTTGCTTCTCCTGGGCCACGTCCGGGATGTGGATCCCGCCCCTCGACATCTCCGCCTGCTTGACCGGCAGCACGATCATCCGGTCCCCGGTCGGCTCCAACCGCGCCGCTGACTTTTGCTTCGGGATCGACTTCACTGTTCCGCGCCTCCTCTGGAAGTAGGTGTCGCTTCTCATACGCTATCATCGCGGCCTCGTGCCAGCCCTGCACCAGGAGCCACAGCTTCTTGTACCACGGCAGCTCAAGGTACTCCACGCGCCGGCGCAGGCCGGCAACGTAGTCTCGGTCATAGGCCGCCATCGAGAGGGCCATGGAGTGACCCTGTTCGACGCGGAACTCGTGCATCACCCGATTCATGTACGCCTCGAGCTTGTGCACGCGGACGGTCTTTTGCTGCGGCCTATCGTGGTGGTTCGGCACCATTTCCCCCGTTGTCTTCTAGTTCGTCGTATTGCTGCCACACCGGCTTCGGCGTCATCGCCTCGCGCTTGATCGCTTCCCATGACTCGCCGGCAAGGTGGCGCTTGTAGGCCTCGTTGCGCTGCGCGCGCCGGATACTCGGATCCGCAAAGGCGTTGAGATGCTCGGCCAGGTCGTCGGGCATCGACTCGATTTTCTTTCGTGGCTCGCGCGGGACCTCGGCTAGGCCGTGCTCGGCGCGGTCGACGCGCTTGACGTGGTCGAGCAGTTTGCCGTTCTGCTCGATCAGCCGATCGCGCTCGCCGCAAACGGCCTCGAAGGCGCCACGCGACACCCAAGGCCACTTCATGCGCGCTTCCGGAACATGCGCTTGATGCGATTCTCCTCGAGCCGCACCCGCTTGGCGTGTTCGGCCAGCCGGCGCTCGAGCCCGAAATCGCGGTTACGGTCGGTCTCGCGTGAAGGCGGCGGCTCCTTCCCTTCGCCGCGCGGAACCCACGCGCGCCGGCGCACAAAGTTGCCGCAGGCCAGCGCCATCGCCTGGTTGGGGCTGCGCTTGATCAACTTCTTCACCGCCTTGGTCTCGCAGACCTCGATCTTACCGCCTGGCGTGGCGAAGGTGAAGGCGGTCATCTCCTCGAAGAGCTTTTTGCTGTACGGGATGGCGACGCGCAGGAGCCTAACGTCTTCCCGGAGCTTCCAGAGGGCCTGGCTGCGAATATTGTCGAACTTCTCGGCCTCAACCACCTTCGGCCCGGCCGCCTTGATCTCCCCGTCCCTGACATCGACCTCGCTCCACAGCGAGTCCTCATCGAGTCCCGGGACTGCCTTCATCGCCTCGGAGATCACGCGCGGCCGGAAGCCGCCCTTCCGCATCGCGTTGACCGTGCCGGCGCCGACACCCACGCCGTCCACGCCGACGTGGCGCTGGTCAATGGGATGGTCGTCACTCTGCACCACAAGCAGCAGGTCCTCGCCGAGTTTATTGGCGTCCGGGCATGGCTTCTCGTCGATATGCGTGCAGCAGGCGCCGTCACCGTAGGCGATCGCAGCCGGGTCCCCGTCGTCGGAGTTTGCCGGGTCGACGCCCATCCATGGCGCGCCGCCGACGCGGTAGTTGGGGCTGTCGTGCAGCTTGGCGGAGGCCTCGCACCAGGCCCACTGGATCAGCGACTCGGATGACTGGGCCGGGCAGACGCCGCGGATCTGCGAGAGGTAGCGCCGGGAATCCGGCGGCTGGTTCTTCAGCTTCCGTTCTGCCAGCCGGCGGCGGCCGATCGCGCCCGGGACGATCCGGAGCCCGCTCACCACGTTGGGGTGGTCATCGGCGCTGATGCGCACCGCGATGGTGGACTCGAGGACGCAGAACTGGTGTAGTTCGTCGCGCTGGTGATCCGGGTTGCCGAGCGCCAAGTGGAGGTTGTGGTCGTCCGTCCGGGTTTCGCTCAGCGAGCTCATGATGGCGCCGTCGATCGACTGCGTCTCTTCGCTGATGATCAGCATGTGCCCAGCGTGGAAGCCTTTGGCGCGGCCGGCCAGTTCTTCGTTCGCGCCGACGCCGCAGACGAAAGCCTGCGCGGCCCACACCTCCTGCTCAGCTCGAGCCGGCTTCATCCGGAGCTTGCCGCTCGCCGGCAGAAATTCCGCCTCGGGGAACATGGCCTGGAAACGGGGCCACAGTTTGCCCATCTCCATCCAGATTTGCGTGAGGAGCTGGTCTTCCTTCGGCGCGACGTGGATGACGCGCGAATCGCCGTAGACCGCGAGGAAGGCGTAGGTGATGCAGGCGGCGGTATAGGTATTGTGTGTGACGATGTAATCTCTGGTAACGTAGAGATGGTCATCGGCCGCCACTCTGATACAGACACACTCCGCTTCTCCGTCCGGCACAACTGACCGCAGCAGCCTCCTTGGCTCGCGACCCGTGACTACCCTAGCCGCCTTACGTGCAAGGCGAAACGGGTTAATTCCGTCTGGAAGGCGGATGTACACCCAGTGGGCATCGAGACACCGCTTCCCACCGAACCAGGACGGCAGCGTTGTCAAAGTTGCCGTGCCGCCAAGCGACCTCACCAGATCCTGCACCCCGTTAGCTAGATCGCGCGATGTGGAGCAGAACCCCATAGCGCCACTGGGGCGACAGAATCCGTCGGTATCCATTAGACCTTGCAGAAGGGCAAGTCGGTCCCGCTGTGCTGCAATCAGATATTCGGGGGGAATGTGTTTGTTCTCGCTACGCTTGCCCATCAGGTCGAGCGTCCTAAGCGTGGCCGTCAGGGGGTTTTCCCTACCGCCTCGCTGGCCTCCAGTAATCCCGTAGTCGCACGTCAAGCCGCGCTGCACCACCCCGATGTCTTGGGGAAGGGATTCCTCTACCTCGTTTACTATCTCGGCATCGGTCGACGAGAGAGTCGGGTAGCCAGATCGCAGTCCCCCGTCACCTAGAAGAACGCCCAGTAGGTATGGATCGAGCGGTAGGTCGGACCCGCGCATCTCAATCGGCCGAGGCACAGGGATACGCCATGATGCGTCCGGATGTGCGGCCAAGAGCCTCGCCATATCCAAGGTGGAGACCGTGCGCCATCCCGAACCTCGGTGCGCAGCGCTCTTATCTTGGATCGACCACAGGTGAGCGCCGCAGGCGCGAGTGGTTGAACCATCCGAGAAGGCGAGCGAAAAAACCTCCTTGCGACCTTGCGGAAATACGCCTGTCACCCGTGTCGGCAGACCGTTGCTACCGATGACATGATCGCCGAGACGGAGGGATCCAATCGACTGCCAGCCCGTGGGGGTCAATACCGGCTCGTCAACGGGCTGGGCCTTCTGGCAGCCGGTGGCAGATTCGACGCCGCAGTCCCGGCCCTCGCTGATGGCGTTGATCATCTTCGCCAGCGGGTCGACGTCGCCGTCCCATTGATGCGCCTCGTAGCCAGGATTCAGCGACCACTCGATCGTGTTCCGAGGAACGCCCAGCTTCTCGACGATCCAGTCCAGCAGCCGGCCCTCGTATTCCGAGTGCGGCTGTGGTCCGGCGGACGAGCCCTCAGTCCTGACCCTGCGCTCGAACTCCGCCTTGCAGCGGAGTCGGAAGGCTTCGTCATCGGCCGGCGAACTGGGTTCGAGGCGAGGGAGAAGAGCGGCGGTCACGAAATCCAGTCCTCGGGCACCGGGACGGATGCGCCCATGCACACGCCGCAGGGATTGCTGGTTGTCACGCTACGGCATTTGCGACAAATCCTGTCGCCCGCGCGGTAGTTGCCGCCGCGGCGAGGACGTGGTACCGATGGCGCAGCTACCGCACGCTTGGTGTACGGCCGCCGCGGCGGGATCGATCGGTGGATGGGCTTCTTGCGGATCCAGCCGCGGGCCTTGGCGTGCAGGTGAATGGAGGAGTCGCTGATGCCGTGGCTATGGGCGATCGCGTCGACGGTTTCTTCGCCAGCCTCGTACCGTGGCTTGATCTCGTCCCAGGACTCCTGCCTGATGCGGGGAGCCAGGCTATTCCTCGTCCGTCCGCTGCACCTGGGCGATGCGGCCGATAGCCGGCGCGATCGCTGCGCGCAGCGCCGGGATCCTCTTCTGGGTCCAACCGGGGTTCTGCTCGAGACCGCCTTCGCCGTAGCCGCCGACCGCTGCGGTGTTCGTGGTATTCGGTATCTGGTGGTAGAAGTTCTCGCGGATGTCGATGTAGTGAGACGGATCTCCGCCACTCTCAGCCAGCATCTTCCGAGCTTCGCCCTGACCGTGGTTGACCGCCGCGTCGAAGTGCACGAGGCCCAGGCTGCGCGGCATCGCGCCGGCGCCTGACCGCTGCCACTGATCGTGCCAGAATCCGAGGTTGAAATCCGACATGGCCCTGGGCCCGTCGTTCGCCGCAGCGGCGTGCTCGCTCGGATGCTTCGCGACATACTCGTTGTACGCGTCGCCGGTACCCGCGCCTGACGCCAGCGCCTCCGGGACGGTCTCGCGCGGATCCCGCTCCTGGTCGAGCACGAACTGGAGCGCGTGCATGAACGGCATGTCGTCGCGAGGTCCAGGCGGTGGCGCCGGCGCAGCTGGGCCCGTCGGCGCCATTGGGTTTCCGAAGGGGCTCGTCACCTAGTCGCCGTCGTTGTCGGTGTCGGGACCGCGTTTCATGGCGATGCGGCCCATGTTGCGGGCGAAGTTGGCCTTCTTTTTCATCGCGGGCGAGGCGTTAGGCGACGCCAGTTCGTGGGCGGCAAAAGCCTGGACGCCCTCGCCGGCCCTGTTTGCGGCCGCGGTGAAACTGCCGGTCGTGCCCTTTTTCTTCATGCGCTCGCTGGCGTCTTGGATCCACTTCCCGGCCATGATCATCTCCCTGTTGGTGAAAGAGCCAAGGGCCGGGATCGAACCGGCGACATCCTGCTTACGAAGCAGGCGCTCTACCGTCTGAGCTACCTCGGCATCGCGGAACGGGGTCGGGGAGGGCCGTGTCCAGGACGCGGACCTTTTGTTGTTTTGGACCGGCTCGGTTTGCCGGCGCCGCGTTGCTCTACTGCGACTACCTCCCGTTGCCCGTTCGCGCGCTTGGTTCTTCAGCCCTGCGGCTGCGCTTCGACTTCCTCCGACATGGTCTCGGTCGTTGTGGATTCCGCCTCGGCGGCCTGGGTGGTGTCGATCGCGCCGACGCCCGCCACCACGGCGTCGGGCTCCGCCTCAGCGGCAGCGGGAGCCGGGGCCGGCTCTTCCACCACGACCGGGCTCGCCATCACGGCGACGCCGAAACCGAGCACCTGGCCGGTGCCCTGGCCGCCCTCGTCCTTCTCGGTCATCACCTCGACGCGGACGTCGAACTGCTTGCCGTGGTGGGGGACGGAGCGGAAGAATTCGACAGCGGCGTCGGCGGCTGCGGCGCCCAGGCGCGGGAACGCCTTCCCGATCGGGCCGCTGCGCAGGTCCTCGTTGACTCCCGCCTCGAATTCGGCGGTCTGATAGGTCTTGCGGTGCTCCATTCACTCTCCACGTTGAAATGTTGACAGCTATGTGGACGGACTCAGTCCCCTTCCAAAATCGGTGTAGATCATGCAGTGCTCGAAGATGTAGCCACCAATCAGGCGGCTCGGGATCCGGGTGACTGTCTTCTCGCGCGCCTTGCGATTTCGTGCGCGCCGCGCTCGCTCGGACCCCAGCGCCATCTCGAACCTGCGTCTCACCTCGTCCGACCTGACCTGGCCGGGCCGGCGCGAGTCTCCCTTCCCTGCGTCAGGCACCGTACTTCGGCAGCTGCACGCCGGGCGCCGAGATGTTGGCGATACGGCCGATCGCCCGGGTACCGAACTTCTTCTTCCCGGGGATCTGTGGCTTCACGCCGCCGGCGAAGTCCATGCCGGGGGCCTGGGCCATGGCGACCGGCGCCGCGGCGATCGGCGCGCGCATCGGAACGGCGGGGATGGCGGGCATCGCGATCGGGACGCGCGCGGCGGCGTGCGTGAAGGCTGGCTTCTTGGCCGGGAACATGGGTTGCCTACCTGTGAAGGAGGTTGGTGTGCACGAGGATGGCGATGATCGCGGCCGCGACGGCGACGATCTCGAGCGGGGTGACGGACGTTTCCGACAACTTGAGTGCCTTGGCTGCCTTCTGGATGAGCAGGAAGGCGAGCGCCAGGACGACGATCACGACGACGAGGAAGATCAGGATGTCCATACCACCTCCGATAGTGTTGCACGTTTGTCAACACGCCTAACGTGGCGCGCAGTCTGGTCTTCCGTCTCAGCGTTGGGCGGCCACGGCAGCGCGCGCCTCACCTGACCACCTGGATCATCGCCACGATGATAAGCATGACCGTGGCCCGTTGAAAGAGGTCCTCGTAGCTGAGCCCGTTCCGGTCCCAGAACCGCTCGTACAGGTAGCTCACCACGCTGGCCGGCACGAGGGACTCCCAGCCGGGCAGTACCCAGAAGCGGTACATCATCCGCTCCCAGGGCGCCGTGAGGATCAGGCCGATCGCCACGCAGCCGGCGGCGCCGATCGATTCGACGATCCACGAGCTCCACGGCCACATGAACTTCGGAGGGATGTTCACCTGACCGCCTTCCCGGAGTAGAGGAATTCCGGCGTGCCGATCACGTTCTTGTAGACGCTGCACTCGGTCATCACGTACTCCTGCGTCTCACTAGGCCAGGTGGTGACCGTGTCGCGGCGCCGGATCGGCACGTAGATTGATGCCGCCGGGTTGGGCAGCTCGATCTCCACGCCGTCGTCGGGCCCACCGTTCAGCCGGAAGTGCATCAGAAAATCCCGCTTCCCTGCCAGCCGATGGTCGGGTTGGCTTCCCAGACCGCCTGGTCATGCTGGCGCGCGTGCTCGAGCGCCTCGGAGAACGAGTAGACCTTCCAATCCGGATGGTCCGTGCAGGTGAAGACCCGAAATCCCTCGGCAGGATAGCGCGGATTTGGATGCTCGATCGAGTACCTGAGTCCGCGCTCGTACAGGCCCTGATCCGCCAGGCCGCGTGGCTGCGCCAGCGCCACCACCACGTCCCGCAGCTGCGGCTCGGCCGGCACTGGGTCGTCCAGGTGCGCGATCACCCAACCCGAGGACTCAAGGTTCTTCACGATGTCTTCGGCGACCTCCGAGGTCGGGTGACCGCTCTGGTAGAGGTGGTGCCTGGCGTTCAGCGCCGACTCCACCGCCCCCACCAGGTACTCCCGACGGCTCGGCATCAGTATCCCTCCGGGAAGGAGGCGCCACGGGCCCGCGCTCCGTCGATGCACGCCATCGTCTCGTCCATGGTCTCGCTATGCGGCACGATCGCCCAGCCTGCCCGCTCAAGGCTGTCGACCAGTTCCTCTTCGTACCTCACGCGATGCTTTTTTGCCCTGGAATTGGCACCGCGGATGGCCGAGAGTAGTGCCGCGGCGGACCGCTCGCGGTCGTCCTTCAACCTGCGGCCGGAGACCAAACTCGCTGGACGGCTCGGCATCACCCACCCGCCTCGTTCAGACGCTCCAGCTGCCGGCCCACCCGATTCAGCGCCAACTCGACGTCGTCCAGCATCCCGTTCACCCGCGCCACCCACCCCGGCTCGTCCGGGCGCGCCGAATTCAGCGCCGCGTTCTCAGGAAGGGGTACCCGACCCAGAATCTGGTCCGCCACGTCCGCCATACCGGCCAGCTTCCTTGACCGGCCCACCAGCATCTCTACCCGCTCCGCCAGCGCCGTCATCGGCGTCTCGCCTGGCATCAACCGCCTGTCCGCACTCGGCTGCGATGTCTCGATCGCCGGGCGCCGCGCCAGATTCGGCGCCGGAACCGACTGGGCCGCAGCGTCGTCCCGCACAACCGGCTCCCCCAACCCACTGCGCCGAACCAGATTCTCAGTCCCCCGCGGCTCACCGAAATACCGGTCCCGACTCGCCTCGCTTGGTCCCGCCATGGCCTCGTTCCCCCTGTTCGACGTTGACCTACCCACTCCCGAACTGCCTTTTCGACCCTTTTTTTCCTTTTTTACCACATAATTCCTGGAAACTACGAAAACCCCACCCCCTACACCCGCTTTCTTCAAAAACTCCCACTCATCCAGAGGCGGAAACCGACTGAGGCCGGTGGGGTGTAACCCCGCCGGGGTGGGGGGTTGAACGGGCTTGGCGGTTTGCCGGCGCGCGCCTGTCGCCCGTCGCCTGGTGCCGTTCGTCACGTCGCGTCGCTCTCATCGGTCGCGGTTTCGTCGCCGCCGGCTGCTGAAAGCGTGCGCGCGGGAATGGCGCGCTGCGTTTCGAGGGCAGCAAGGGCGGCTTGGGCGTCGGAGGCGAGCACGGCGAGCGGGTTTTCCCCTTGGGCTATCCGGGCGAGCTGGGCGAGGGTGAGCTTGGCGACGTCCAGTGTGGCGAGCGAGCCCTTGACCGTCACGGTGTCGCGGTAGCCGGGGTCGAGCTTCTTCATCCGGAACATGGTCAGGAGGTCGGAACGCTCCCGCACCAGCGCGCCAGGCTGCCCCTGATACCATCCCGTCGGCTTCAGAACCCCGATGACCGCCCGCCGCATGACCTCGTCCTCGTACAGCTCGAGCACGATCCCCTCGGCAACCTTCATCCCCGCCTGAAACTGAGGATCCTCCTGCCACTGCGCCGTCCGGTTCGTGCCGTGCGACACCCCGGCCAGCCTCGCCGCCTCGGCCTTCAAGCCCGTCACCGCATATCCCGCGCAGAACGCTCGCCTTTTGCGATGGCCAACAAACGCGAACGGGCCCGCGGTGCTGGTCAGGGCCCTGAATCGGGCTCGGATGGCCAGTCGGAGTGCCTTTGAGACGCGGGCTTCGTGCTCAGGGATGGACTCGCCGGGTCGTCGGAGGGAGTAGTCGTCGTCGTCCTCGGGGATGTTTGAGGAGGAGATCGGGGCTCCTGGGGGCGCCTGCGAAGCCGAATCGATGGTATCGGCGCTGGAATAGTGGGTCCGGGAGTCGGCGGGCGGGCCGGGGAGCGCGTCGCTGTTGGTGGCGTGGCGCTGGTCCTGCTGCGCGGGGTCGGGTCGTGGCGCAGTCGGGTCACCGGCAACTACATCGGCGGCTTCGCCGCCTCGCGGAGAGGTGGTGGTGCTGGAGGGTGGTTTCCGGCGCGTCACAGGGTCCGTCCGTGGGAGAGGAGGTACCAGAGGGTGAGGCCTGCCGCGATGGCGAGGAGCGAGAGGAGGGCGCCGGAGAGGATACCGGCGCATCCTGCGGTGCCGTGGTCGGGCCCCAGGACGCGCGGATTCGCGTCGTGCTGGGGAGTCTGGCTACAGGCCATGAATGGAAGTGGGGCAAAGGGTCCCGGCTGCCCCGTACCGTGTTCCGGTCCTCGATCTGCGAGAGGATCGGCGCTCCATGCCCCCGATAAAGCCTGTCGGCCCAACCTCGACGTGAGTGCGCATCGACATCCGAGCGAGACCGGCCGGGGCAGGAGCGTTAGAAGCCGGTCTTCCGTATGTATCGGGCGATGTCCGTCGGCGAGGGTCGGCGGCTGGATTCGGGGGGGCAGTCTGCGTGATCCCGGAGCCGCCGGTGCTTGGCGGCGCGCTGGAGGCGCACCAGGTCGAGATTCTTTGCGCGTTGCGCGCGCCGTTGCCGGGTCACGGGGGCCACAGTAGTCGAGACCGGGCTGTGAGGTCAAGCCGGATCGGTGCATGCGAGGGGCAAGTGTAGGGGAAGTCGCGCAGCAATGCCAGTGCCGAGGTTGGGCAAGGTACTTGACGTTGTTCGTATTCTGTTCGTATGATTGTGGTGCGTGGGTGCTGGTCGAGGTGGGCTCGGCCTGACCCGATTCCCGCAAACAGGAGGCTGCATCAAATGAGACTGGACCGCAGCGAGAAGATGGCCCGAGCCTTGGCGAAAGCCCAAGCCTACGCGGCCTGCAACAAGATGGCCGAGGCGGAGCAGTGGGCACGCAGGCTGGTCGCGTTGCTCGGCCTCGCCGGGATTCTCAATGACGACGATAGCGAGATGGACGAGAGAGAGCACGACGACTCGCCCTCGCTGGAAGCTCATCCCGCCGCCGAACACATGAGGGGGTACACCTCGTGAACCCTATCACCATCACGCGCGCCACCATCGTGCCGGATTTCTCGCACACCGAGAACGAGGCGCAGGTGTCGTTCAACGACCGGGACGGCAACGAGCGCACCCTCTACATCACCCTCGAAGAGAGGGAGAATCAGGCGGTCCCCGGCGCGAAGGCTGGGCTCACCATGATCGTGGTCCGCAACAAACCGACGATGTACGCGGAAGACCTGAAGGAGCGCACAGAGGCGACGGAGGACGAGCGCGCGGAGATGAGTACGCGCGAGCGGCGGCAGGATGGCTGGCCCGCCTACCTCATCACCTTTCGCCAGGGCGGCAAGGTGACAACGTGGACGCGGTTCTACGCGACGCCACAGGCGGCGGTAGTGGATGCCGTCGAGTTGATGCAGAAAGAATTCCCGGACGGCAAGGGTGGGACTACGGCTGACCTGATGGGCGTGCACCCCGAGCGCGCTGACATCTGCGAAGGCTGCGGCAAGCAAGTCGAGCCGCCTGCCATTCGCTGGTGCGCGGCCTGCCGTGGCGCCGACAACGAGGTGGCTTGCCCGAGGAACGACCCGAGCTGCACCAGCGGCGACGACGAGAACCACGACGCCTGCGAGGCGCCGAAGCCCGGCACGATGTACGTCGTGCATTTTAAGACCCGACACGAGGAAGGGCTCGCGACCGTCCACGCCAGCGAGGACAATGCGGACGACGAGGCCGACTCGATGGCGAACAAGTGGGCGGCGGAAGACGCGCAGCACAAAGACGTCGAGGCGACCGCCGCCGAGTTGGAGGACTACTGGACCGAGACGTGCGACCGAGGCTCCTACTGCCGCTCGGGCGGCGACGAGTGCATCTGGGTCGAGCCGGTGGACGCGGGCGAGGACCTTCTGGTGGTAATGGCATCGGCCGAGGACAAACCCGAGCCGCCGAACATCACCGAGAACGGCATCGAGTGGGCGCCTAACGGCCACTTCGCCACAGGGCTGGACCCGTACAGCCGCCTGCTCGCCACGCTGGCGACCTGCCCGGTGTTCGCTGGGACCCAGATGCACCTCGAAGCCATTGAGGTAGGGGACAACGACGAGCTGGAACAGGTCGCGGTGAACCCGCAGCTTCGCGACGAACTCGACCACCTCCAGTCGGTCAACAACAACACCTTCCAGACCACGCGCATCGGAGGGCGGGAGTATGTCGTGTACGCGCTCCCGCACGGCGCATGATGGCCATCGCGATCGTTCTCATGGCGCTGCTGCTCGCCATCCGCGCCATCACCGCGCCGCGCTTCGGCCGCGGCGACTACGCTCTCCTGACGCTCCTGATCCTTGTCGTGGCCGTAGCGGTGTTCACGGCTCCCACACCAGCACCGGGGTACATCCCATGAAGCCGCTCAGCCTGCTTCCAACATCCGCGTTCTCCTTCCACCCCGGCGACGATGCGCGTCGCCGGTCCACGGGCGAGCGCGTCCACGTCCTCGCCGTCTGCACCGCGAAGGGCGACCCGAAGCCCTACTACGTCAGTCGGGATCCCGAGCACGCGCAGCAGGAGCGCGTCCGGGCGTCCGACCTGGAGCCGTTGGCCGCAGCTCGCGGGCCGGGAACGATCCTGACCATCGTACTGCCAAACGGCGACGATGTGCGCCTGCGTGCCTACGTCGGCGCCTGGCGTGCGCTGCTGGACATGCCATCCGAGATAAGGGCTGGGCGCACCTTCCTCGGCTGGAGCCACTTTGCGGAGGATGGCGAGGTCATCCTGCGCGAGATGCGTCGGGGCATGGACGAGAGAATCAACCGCCACGTCCCCGGCTACGGCGTGGGAAAGAAGTGGGGCTCGGACTACTTCCACGCCTGCCTGCGCGACGCCACGCGCCTCAACAGCCGCACCGTGATCCATCGATTCGAGACCGAGGCGGCGCGCCTGCGCTTCCCCGACCGCGAGATGTACCCCGGCAACGTGAACCCGGGCCGGCTGCTCGCGCGCGACCTGCGGAGGATCCGCGCGGCAGTCGAGGCGGCAAAGCCCATCGGCAAGATGATCGCCGGTCTGGCGCTGGCCGCGATGCTCTTCACCGGGTGTGCCAGCCCCGCCGAGCCGTGCACGCTCAGGAACGCGACGTGGGTTGACACCCTCGCCACCTGGCCGACCGGGCAGCCGGCGGCGCTCAGCTTCGGCTGTGGCGCCGAACCTCGGAGGATTGCACCATGAGGCACACGCCGGGACCACTGCTGGCCTGCCCCTACCTCAACGCATTTGGCTCCTATCCGATCAAGACCGTGGCCGGGGGAGACACGCCACACAACCCTAACGTCGGGAGCGCGCGGCGGATGGAGGACGCGCGGCTGTTCGCCGCTGCGCCGGAACTCCTCGAATTGGTACGCCAATTTCTTGCCGCCCACCCATGCGACCTGCACCAATGCGCCAATGAAACCTGCCTCGCCGTCAGGGCCCGCGCCGCACTGGCGAAGGTGGACGCATGAGGCGCCTCAAGATTGCCGCGTCAATCACCTTGGGCGCGGCTGCCTTCGGCTGGCTGGTGTACGTCGCCTGGAGGCTCCTGTGAGCGCGACATGGCCCGGATCGGTGATCGCGCACGGCGCGCTGCTCAACAGCATCGAAGCCGAGATGGCCGAAGCCGAGGAGAAGGCATGGGACAGTCTCGGACGGTACAAGTTCCAGATGTTCGGCTACTGGGCCGCGATCTGGGTGCATCTCAACCGGCTCGGCGGATTCCGGCGTCCGAACCCCTTTACCACCATCGTTGCCGCCGCGCGCAACCGGCCGAGGAGCCATCTATGAGCCGCAACCTCGACCACTTCGGCCAGGAGGCAGCATGACCAGCAAGGAACTTGTGGCGGCGCTCGAGCGCGCAGGTATGACGCAGGCCGAACTCGCCACGCGGCTGGGCGTCACGCTGCGGTATGTGCAGCGGTGGGTCGCGGCTGGCGTACCAGGGAAGTGGGCAGCGCGGTCCGTGGCGGCGATCCGCACTAGGCCGCGGATACTGCTCAACCGGGCGGAGCGCATCAGGGTCGCGGAACTACTGGATAAGATCACCGACCCGACGACACCGTGGAACCAAGGCGATCAGCGGGACTCCAAGCGGCTGCGCGACAAGATCAAGGCCAGCGTCGGAGGCGTGATGGCCGACTAGGACTGGACGGCGAGTGACTCCGGGAGATGCCGCAGGGGACGCGCCTTGCGGCATTTCTCTTGTCAGGGGTGTTCGCTGGGTGCAGAGCCTCGCCACGGCATCCCGCTTGAACGACGTTGTGCGAGCGACCGTTAGGCGGGATTGTTCCGTAGCAGGCTGTCCGCAGCAACGATCCGTCGGCCAATCCACTCCGCGACATTCTTCACCACGCCGTTGCCGATCATCCGGTAGCGGGGCGAGTCCTTCATTCCGTTCACGTCCGTCCAGCCCCGGGGCCAGCCCATCAGTGTTTCGCATTCAGAGGGCGTTAGGCGACGGGGAATGATGGTCTGACTAAACACGGTCCCCGGATCGCCATTGCGACGTGTAAGCGGCGGGACGCCAGGGAGACTCAGTCCGAGCGCCGTGTCGCCTGCGGTATTCGCGAACACTCGCGGTTCGTCGGCAAGCAGAACGGCGACGTTGCCTGTCGTATTCAATGGCGGCGCTTCCGCTGTCGGGTGCGAGCGGTTGGCCTTGCTGGTGATCTGGGCGAGGTCCACCGCAACAATCGGCGTTCCTCTGCCGGTCCCATCTTCCGAGGCGTCGAAGCCTTCCCCGCACAACGTGTGGGCGACCAGGTTTTGCGCTTCATCCACTGATGGCCCTCCCGTGCCTTTCGCCATCTTCGACGTGAGGCGGGGACGCAGGAGGGGACGTAGGTGTCGCCATCCAAGTCGCCGCGGAAACCGCCCGTCTGATTCGAGCCTAACGGGTTGGCGATCTCCGGCATGATGCCGTGCTGCTTCCCCGCTTGCAGCGTGAACATCGGGTCGCCAGGCTCGCCTATCCCGCATCCGTTGCGTCCCTCGCCGCCGCTCGCCGTTCGAGCGCCGACTTCAAGGACGGGGGTAACGCCTTCCCCCGTCGTTCGGCGCGGCGCAGAATCCCCCGACACGCTTTCGGGCTCAAGCAGTATTTCGGGTCGGGGCACTCTTCCAGTACCTGCGACAACGAACACACGCGCACGTCGCTGGGCCACGCCGAACCATTGAGCGTCCAGCACGCGCCAGACGCACCAGCGCAGCGGGCCGACGCAGACGCCAGCCGAGCGCCACCCTTCTTCAGGAACGGCGGGCCGGAAGCCGGTGAAGCCCTCCAGGCAAACGGCGAAGTCGGAGCCAGCGGCGTCGCGCTGGTGCTCTTGGAGAAGGCTTGAGGCTGCGGCGACTTCGGCCTCGCGTCGCTCGGAATCCTTGAATCGGCGCACGAAGTCAGTCGCTGCCTCGCACTCAACACATCCGCACCGCCCGCTCGACAGAGCGCCATCGACGTTCTCCCACAGAATCCAATCGGGAGCGAGCCAATCAGCGAGGCGTATGAACTCGAAGAACAATCCGGACCTTGCGCCATCCAGTCCCGCACGGCGTCCAGCCACCGAGAGGTCTTGGCAGGGGGTTCCGCCGGCGAGGAGCTGAACAGGTTCAAGTCCGTCATGATCGGCTAGCCCTTCGAGATTGTCGTAGATGCTCACGCCGGGGAAGCGATGGCTGAGCACGGTGCGGCATTGCGCGTCCTTCTCGCAGAGCCACGCCAACGAGAAGCCCGCAGCCTCGAGCCCCATGTCCATCCCGCCGACGCCGGAACAGACGGAACCGAGTTTCAAACGAGCGTTTCCTGCTGCTCGCCGACCGGCGTGACCGTCACCCAAACGCCCGGCTCGCCGCCATCGACGCGCTCAGCGACGATGCGCACCACCTGGCTGTCGTTCTCGAAGGCCAGATGCTGGAGTGAGTCCTCGAGCACCTTGATGCGGTTGGAGAGGTCGCCCGACCGAATCTTCCGGTGCCAGACGATGCCGAGCTCGATCGGCCCTTCGAGTGGCCGACGCTGCAAACCGAATACACGCCGGAACGCCGACTGCACCGCGACCTTGTACGCCTCGGCCTCGTCGGTGAGAATGACGAACGCGCGGAATCCCCCGCCCTTCTTTGGCCGCACCACGGCGCGCCAGTAGGCGTTGTTGCTCGGCGGGACCGGTAGAAAGATTTTCAGCGATCCCACCACAGCCCCGGCGCCTGCGCGGCGCGCTGAAGGTCTCACCGCGGCCACGATCGATCCTCGTGCTTGTCGTCGCCCTTGGCCTTCCAGTGCGCGTTGACGCCATCGCGCCAAGTGGCGTACCACTCGACTTGCTGCGCGTGCAGCTGGGGCAAGGTGAACTGGCGCAGGTGCTGAAACTGAATGGCCTGTTGCCTGGCCACCAGGCAGGAGAGTAGTGCGTCGGTCCTGGCGTCGTGCCAGCCAAGCGCCTTGGCCGTCGTCTCGGCGCGATCGAAAAGGTACTGCGGCGCCACGTCGGCGAGCTTTCGCGAACCCTTCCGGTACTGGTCGCAGTGTCGATCGATGAGCAGCGGGTCGATGATGTGCGCCCGCATCGCCACCTCAAGCACGCCGGCGCGGCAGATCTCCTCGTACAGCACAGTCCAGTCGTAAGGGGCGTTGTAGATCACCACCGGCACGGCGCGCGGGAAGGCCCAAGCGAGGGACGTGCCGATGGTCCGCAGCAGCGGGCTGAGGTCGATGCCCTCGGCGTTGGCCTGCTCGGTGGTGACGTGGTGGATCCCGGTGGCTTCGGCCGGAATGGGCTGCGCCTGCTTCACGAGCTGGTACCATGACTTTATTACCTGGCCGGCTCCATTGACCACGACCAGGGCGGCCGAGACGATACGCGCGACCTCCGGCAGCTTGTCGGTAGTTTCAAAATCAAGTCCGAGAAATCTCCGCTCATACCACGGCACCGGCATTTACCTCGGCACCTTGCGCTTGAACCTGCTGATCTTCCATGTCCCGTGGCGTATCGCATCGCGCAGGTTGTCGGTCCTAGTCCCGTACTCAAGGTTATCGGCGGTGTTGTTCGTGCGCGTGCCGTCCTTGTGGCGCACCTCCTGGCCTTGTGGGCAGGGACCGATGAACGCTGCGGCTACGAGGGAATGGACTGTGCGTGAGTGACCGCGCCCCAGATGGCTAGTGCAGGTGCGGCTACTCACGCGTCGCCTTTCTGGTCGCTGGGGCTCGGCGCGACCGCGCCAAATGCCTCGTCCATCTGGCGCTGTAACTCGTGTTCGTTCGGACCCTTTGCCACGACACTCCGATACTGCGCCTGTTGCGCGACGGTTAGGCAGGGACCGGCGCCGATCTCGTCGCGATCGCCGCAGTAGATGCAGAGTCCGCGTGGGCTGAAACTATGATTGCCGTCCGAGTCGGCGGAGGCAGGACTCACTTGCCGGGCTCTTACCGGCGACTCGGCTTCATCCTTCGGGGTGCTGGTGGGGCTCGACACGGAGCCGCCTAGCGGGAGAAAGAGGTCTGAGCCTAAGCCTAGCGCCTGCGACTTGGCATTGAACGTGTCGCGTACCGCGTCGCCAAGATCAATGCCTTGGCTGGCCGCTGTGAGGTCGGCGTAGATCACCACGTCGGCCAGCTCAGCGCGCAGCTTTGCTCGCAGCGCATCGAGGTCGGTATCGGTGCCCTGATTGCCCCCCGTTGCGTCCCGGTGGCGAATCATCTTCTTGGCGATGTTGGCCGCTTCGCCCGCCTCGCCGCACATGGCGTTCGTCCACTCCGCCACCGACCAACTATCCAGCCGATGCTTGAAGCCATTGTAGCACCGATCGACGTTGACCATGCGGAGCATCGAGAAAAACAAGTCATTCTCGGGCAGCGTTGCTCCTGCTTCGTCTCTCGGGGAGCCAGAACCTAACGAGAGGCCGTAGGCTCGCAGCACGTCACCTAGGACGTAGCCCACGGGGTGCCGGTAGCCAAGATCGCGGTGATAGTCCAGCGTCTTGCAAGCGGCCAGCCATTCTGGGCTGTGGTCGAAGCGTTCCTTCTCTGGCGTCTGTGGGGCTTCGGGACTCGGGGAGCGCACACCAGACGCGATTTTACTGAGAATGCCGAAGCGGCGCTGCCACGATTCGGAACAATCGTCGCAGCACTTCTTGGCGGGCTCAACTTGTGTGGCGCAGTAGCTTGCCAGCGAGGCCATCTCTAGCTGCTCGTCGTCGGTCAACGGCGCCGTTTGGGGGCTTGGGGAGACGGAACCTAACGCCCGCAACGCTTTGTATCCGGCACGCAGCCCAGCGCCGATTAGCAGGTCATGGTCATAGTCGGGCTGCGCTGGAACCGACATCGTGAAGCGGGTGCCATCGCACAGCGCGGCCAACGCCTCACTCGCGCTGTCGAGTTTCTCTTTCAGATTCTCAGCGTCGACTCGTGGTCCCTCGGAGAGCGCACGCAACAGAGCAGCGATAGTCTCGTCGCGCTCAGCGTAGGCGTCCTCAACACGGGCCGCAGGCTCGTTTCTCGATGCTCTAGCATGTTCGGCTGAGCGACGATGGGCGTGCGCTTCCTCGTCCATGTGGCGGGCGAGCCGTTCGTGGGCGGGGCGGTCAGCCATCGTGCGCGCTCCCTTGCTTTGGGCCCGGCGCGATTTCGATGACTTCTGCGTTCGCGGGATTGAATGGTGGCGCTCCAGCGCCTAACGCCTGCATCCGTCGCTCGATGGCATCTAGCACCAGTGGCCCTGAGACAGCCGAGAAGATCATGCCTCGCTGCTCGCCGTGGAGATAGACGGCTTCGGCGCACTCCGCAAGAACCGCAAGCTGTGCAACCCGCGATTCCTCGACCGACTCGCAGCGGAGTCGGACGTATCCGGTCCCGGACATGCGTTCAACTTTCATCGTGCGGCCTATCCTGGTTGGAGGTCGGGGCTTCCGCGGCTAGTCGGTGCAGCAGTTGCAAGTCGTCTTGCAATCGTCGTCGATCTCACACCGGTACGGGCAGATGTGCGGGTCTACGGCAAGACGCTTCCCACAGGATTGGCACGTTTCCGCCGCAGCCTTCTTGGGGCTCATGGAGCTCTCCGATCTACGCGGTACGCTGCACGCAACGCCTTTCGTAATTCTTCGTCGGTCACTCCGCACTCTCATGTACCGGCAGCGTCCGCCGCTGCATCGAACGCCGCCTCACTCGGTTCGTCGGGGAGCGTCGCGTCCTGTCCCCCAGAGCGCAGCAGGGCGGCCGCGAGTCGATCATAGATCACCTTCGCCACGGGCTCGGCAATCGGGACGCCCACCGACTCGGCGAAGCCTTCGATGTACGCGAGCGTTTCACGGGCCCATGCTTCGCCTTCGGGGTGCGCGCTCACGCCTCCGCCTTTCGCATGTAGTTGCGACTCGTGAACACCTCGAAGCCATCCTCGAAGCGCACCCAGCAAGTATTCAGCTTCCCGCGTGCCAGCACGGCGCACCGGGAGCCGAACCGCTCGGGGAATCGCGTCCGCACGCGCCAGACGTAGGGGTAGGGGTGCGCGCTCACGAAACCTCCGCGACGTACCTGAGATTTCTGGCGCGGCCATCGAAACGCTTGAGCGCGATGTTGGTCCGCATCTGCGTCGCCTCGTTCACGACTTGCGCCTTCGTGCCGACGATGGCGAGCACCCGCAGCCGACGCAGCCCACGCGTCGTACCCGGATAGAGCGGGTCCACGTCTTCCCAAACTTGACCCACACACACTTCGGGTAGGGGTCGCTGGTCCGCTCCCCTGGTATCCTCAGTCATACGCTACACACTCCCGCACATTCGTTTCCGAATAGATCGGGCTCATTGGACGACGGCGCGTTGAAGTCAAGATCGGCAAGTGGCTTCCCGGAGCGGTGCAGGAACAACGTCCCCTTGGACCGATACTCGCCAGACGGAGCCGACCGGAGAGATTCATCGACGCGGATGGCCTCGGCCATCTCGTCGCTGGTGAGGGCGCGCCATTGGACCGCCGAGTGGTAGGGGCAGTAGACACACGACGACTTCGGGGGTGTCGGGAAGTCGTGGTCGCGCATCCACTCAAGGCAGTCCGAACGGCGCTTCATGGATTCGATGAGCGGATAACGGAGGTGAATCCAAGGCTCGCGGGAAGTGTTCATCCGGTGCGCCTCATCGACGCTAATGCCCATCCACTGAATCACCGCGACCGTTGACGGTGAGCGGCGTCGCGTGAGCCCCAGCAGTTTGCGAAGCTGGCGCCGGATGGGACGAATCTTGAAATCCTGGGTGCAGCTTCGGTTGATGAGCCCCGCCATCTCCCCGTTGACCTTCACAAACGCGGGGATTGGAACGCTCCGGTACTTCCCCCGCACACGCTTGGCGCCGATCTTCTTGGTGAGACTGCCTTCGGTGACGCGGTAAACGGGGAACGGCAGTTGCGTTTCAAGCCACGCTAGCCAGTCATGGACGGCCCGGGGTTCGGCCTGAGTGTCAGCGAAGATTGCGGCCTCGGGCATGGGCGTTATCTCTCCACGGCTCGCCATCAGGGCCATCGTGGATGACTGAACGCCAGCGCCAAGGCTGATGACGTGCATCGGTCCCGTGCCGGAGCCGCTCACCGGACACCCCCGCGACCAGATTTCAGCGCCGCTTCGTACTTCCGCTGGCGCTTCGCCGTGGCCTTCGCCAACCGTGCCGCGTCGTGACTATCGGGCTGCTTCGCCAGCGGCGGGACAACGTTTCTCGCGGGCGGCCCATAGCCATCTGCCGCCGCACCCATCATGATCGCGGTCAATGCCGCATTGATTCTCGGGCTCATGTCTGGCGTCCTTTCAGGGACTCGGGGTCAGCATCGTCAGGGCTTGGGGCCACAGTACCGCTTGCGTTAGTCGCACTGTCGGGGCCACACTGGCACGACGCGACCCATGGAGCGTTGCCGCGTCCGCACTTCGGGCAGCACCAGCCGAGCAGCGATAGCGGCGGATAGGCTACCGGAATGTTCCACGGCGTAGGCGGCGGATTGAACGGCATCGAAGTCGGTGACGGGCAGCCCGTCGAATGCCAGCCATTCGCGCCGCCGCAGCTAGAGCACGGATTCACGTCGCTTCTCCTTGGGTAGCGTCGTTAGGCTGCTCAGGGTCAGCCGAGGTGACGGGAGGAACGGACTCCCCGACTTCCCACGGGAACGGATCGCAGACATCGGCAGCGTCGCCGGTCGGCGTGAGCGAGCGTTCAATTTCCGCCAGCCGTCGCGCCTCATCGCGTTCGGCCTCCGCTTGCTGGCAGCGTTTCCATATCCGGTCGCAGGCCCGAGCGCAGGCGTCTCCCTCCCGTTCCTGCTCCATGCGGGCCAGTCGGGCCAGTAAGTCAGGCGCATCCGTTTCGTACCAGTTGACCCCGTTAGGCGTGTTCTCAATGGTACTGGCGCCAGTCGCCAATCCGCGCAGCCACCGCATCCGCTGTTCGATGCGGGCTCGCAGCTCATCGAGGGTTGGGGGGCATCAGCCGTGCTTTGGGGAACCGCGCTCATTCGTCGCCTCCGCCGACCCGTACCGGTCGGTGTAGTGTTGGAGTCTGGTAGATGCTCTGCTGCTCGCCGCGCTCGTCGCCTTCGCGGTAGTTGTCGAACCTGGTGTAGCTCGAGTGGAAGAAGAGCTTCACTGTGCCGGTCGGACCGTTGCGCTGCTTGCCGATGATGATCTCCGCCTGGCCGGCCAATTCCTCTCGCTCCGCCTCGTCCTTCGCGTACATCTCCGGTCGGTAGACAAAGAGCACTGTGTCTGCGTCTTGCTCGATCGAGCCCGACTCACGCAGGTCCGACAGTTGAGGCCGTCGACCGCCGCCGGTTCGCGCTTCCGGTGCCCTGGAAAGCTGCGACAGCGCCAGCACGGGGATGTTGAGCTCCTTCGCGAGCGCCTTCAGCGACCGCGAGATGGCGCTGATCTCCTGCACCCGGTTCTCCGAGTGCTCGGGCTCCCGCATCAGCTGGAGGTAGTCCACGATGATGAGGCCGAGATTCTTGTTTTCGGAGGCGTGGCGCCTCGCCCTGGCGCGCAGCTCGAGCGGGGTCAGGCCGGATCCGTCGTCTACCCAGATCGGCGCGTTGGACAGGATGCCAGCAGCCTTCGCCATCAGGCTGTAGTCGCCGTCCCTGAGCGTGCCGGTGCGCAGGCGGTGGCCGTCGATGCGCGCCTCGCCTGTCAGCATCCGCTGGACCAGCGCGCGGTCCGACATCTCGAGCGAGAAGATCGCGACGCCGATGCCGTGCTCGATGGCGGCGTACTGCGCGACGTTGACGGCCAGGGCCGTCTTCCCCATCGAGGGGCGCGCGGCGAGGATCACCAGGTCTGCCGGCTGGAAGCCTGCCGTCAGGCGGTCGAGATCCTTAAAGCCCGTCGCCAACCCCGTCACCTCGCTACCGCCGGACCCGTGCTGCTTCTCAATGTCCTCGATGGTCTCGAAGATCATCTTGCGCACCGGCTTCAGGCCGGCATCGGTCGTCCTGTCCTGGCGGAGCGCGAATATCTTGGCCTCGGTGGACTCCAGTATCTCGGCGGCGAGCCGCTTTCCCTCGAAGGCTTCCTGGACGATCTGGGTGCCGACTTCGATCAGCCGGCGCAGCAGCGCCTTGTCGCGGACGATCCGCGCGTGGTAGTCGAAGTTGGCAGCGGTGGG